ATGGCGATACCAAGAATGACCGACATACCGAATATTACCGAGTCTCGATACCAAGCATCTAACAATGCGGCACTTCCCGAATGGAAAGACTCGCTAATTGTCGAGTGGCCGCATCAAAGGATCGAACTGACGGAACATATGGGCCACTATCTACGCGACGCATTAGATGCATGGCTAGGCCCAACCCATACCAACTAAGGATAGAAACAATGAATCGCGGACCCAAGCCAAGGGTTGAGTATGGCGGGCGAACCTATACCACGCGGAAGTGGTCGGTAGAGATACCCGATTTGTATGCGATGGATAGCTTGGCCGCACTCGTCTGGCTCAATCAAAACACGATACCCACAGGTACAGGTATACGTACCGCGTCAGCGCCCAACCTGCGCGGGCTTAATCTCGTTACCAATTAACCCACATACCAACTAATAGAGAGGCAAGTGAACCCATTGCGTGACTCACGGGAGTAATTCCGTGGGTTGCGTTGTGTGCTCACGACACACAATCCACACACGGAAGGGATTAGAAATGACACACATTGAGAACGATCGAGACGTCTTGGACGTTCGTGACCTCATCGAGCGCTACGAAGCATTGCGATCTGAACTCGATGACCTCACCGACCTGCTAGACGAGTTGCGAGGATCAGGGGGGGACCACCAATGGGAGGGCGATTGGTTCCCGGTGACGCTGATTAGAGACTCGTACTTTCAGGACTACGCGCAAGAGATGGCGGAGGACATCGGGGCAATCAGTGGTGATGCATCGTGGCCTAAGAACCATATCGACTGGGAAAGTGCTGCTCAAGAACTCCAAATTGACTACAGCTCTGTGGAGTTCGACGGAACCACCTACTGGTACCGCTGAATAGTTCTAGATAGGCAAAGTGGGTCGCGAGTCTTTCTCGCGGCCCACTTGGTGCATCTAGCACCAAAACATCCTATGACCTGCATCGATTGGGTGCGTGGTCGGATGGTTTCACCACACGGAAGGGATACAAACTATGTCTGCTGAAATCGACAACGCAAACGGTGTCTACATGTACACCGACTCCCGTAATGATGCCTGGCATCAGCTGGGGCAGCAGGTCGGGCGCACTATGACAGCTGAGGAGGTTCTCAGCGCGTCGCACCTAGCTGGTTGGGACGTACGGAAGATGCCTATCAACATCCCGCAAGACCCAATCATCAATATGGATGGGGTTACTACTCCACCTGCGATCGTCGTGCCCGACAGGTATGCAACAGTACGAACCAACCCGATTACCAAGGAGATTGACTACCTCGGGATTGTTGGCGATCGGTATGAGCCGGTGCAGAACGAGGCATCATGCGATCTGTTGAACGCCATTGTGGACGAGTCGGGTGCTCATTTCGAGACAGCCGGTGCGCTCTACAACGGTCGCCAAACGTTCGTAACCATGAAGCTACCCAAGGTGATGGATATCGCTGGTGCGAACGGTGTTACCGACCGTACCGAGTGGTATCTAGCATCGCTCAACAGTCACGACGGCTCAAGTTCGGTGCGGGTGATCTTGACGGGTGTACGCATCGTGTGCGCCAATACCCAGCAGTGGGCGTTGAAGAGTGCACGATCATCATTCTCTGTGCGCCACACCAAGAATGCTAAGGCGAACATTGCCGAAGCGCGGCGGCTGTTAGGTATCACCTGGCAGTCCATCGACAGTGTGGACGCCGAGTTCCGGCGCATGGCTGAAGCTGAGATGTCCGTCATCGAAGCGGAGGAGTTTGTTCGTAAGCTGCTCAAGGCTGACGATGTCGAGCCAGGTACGGCTGCGGCCACTCGTCGTGACAATGTCGCCAACAGCGTTCTCGATCTGTTCACCTCGTCGGAAACCATTACGCCGGTTCGGGGTACGCGCTACGCGTTGTACAACGCATTCACTGAGTATCAGGACCACTACGCAGCTGTTCGTGGAGCTGGTGGTCGGGATGCGGATGCGCGCGCACTACGCACCATTCGCGACGCAGAGAGTGAAACCTCACTCAAGGCGCGTGCATTCCGTGGCCTACAGCTGGTCTAACGGAAATGCATATAGATGCGGGATGGGTGGTCGCGTGGTTTATCTGCGTGGCCATCTACCTAATCCAGTACAGGAGAGCTAAATAGGGAGGGTGGGACGCGAAGGGGTGCAAGCCTTTTCGCGGCCTGCCTGCTGTATTTAGACAGCACACACGGAAGGGATACCAATGACAACTATCGCGGCACGACCGTTGAATGTGATCGCGAACGAGATTAAAAGGGATTGGGCCAAACCGTTTTACGGCGCTGCCCCCTACTTGGATGCCATGGCTGCGCTCGGTGATATCGATGAGCGCTACGGGTGTTACTCTGCCGAGTTTATCGTTCTAGGCTTCCTGGCCAACTCTGGCAGCTGGCGCGGTCAAGTGGCTCGCCGGATCAAGAAGGAACTGACAGACATCCTGGGCTGAACAGGGAGCTGTCGTATGTCTGCTGTATTCAGGCAGCAATACACGGAAGGGGTACGAATGCATACATCCAGCATTCTGGGGACCAAGGGTGAGGGCGTCATGTGGCAGGGCCCTGGCCGACTGAAGTATGACGAGGCCTATAAGGAAGCCTCTGACCACGCTCTTTACTGGTTTGGCCGGAAGAGCGGTGAGGTGTCTGTGGACGAAACTAAGATCATCCACAACGGGGTTCACGTTGCAAACATCCTGGTAGAGAGGGTCTGAGGTGGTGGAAAAGGGCGCCAAAGCGCACCTAGTCAATCTGGCTGACGAGTACAGGCCCACCATGGATGGTGAGGTGCTTCATTCATGGGCCAAGGAGGTCGTCACGGCGATTAGAGAGAGTGATAAGGGGGGGCGCAATGATTCTCGCGGCCCTCCTCATCACTGCTGGAATCACCACTCCTCCAAGCACTCCCGACTGTGCACGATTCGATGTGTGTAAGTACCAGCCGGGATATAACGGGCCCCTCATGCCCACCTGGAACACTCCAGGAACGCATGGGGGCTGGACAACCAATCAAGTCTTGTGCGACCCGGTCACGTACCAGTGTCGGCAAGTAGTACCAGGGAGTTGACCATGACTCGGTATTGCATCACTTGTGAGCGTGAACGGGAAATGAGAGTCGAGAACGGCGAACTGTACTGCTCGGTAGGCACCGGCAATGACTGACATCAATGCAGTAATAGAACGGCTAGAGAAAGCCGAACTTGAACTGGTGGCCATGCACACCGCCGCTAAGTCTAAATCTCTACACCCTGGCGACGTGGATATCGCCGAGGTTCGCAGACTCGGCGGCAAGGTTGAAGGTGTCCGTCTAGCTCTCTCATACCTAAGGGAAGAACAATGAGCACCGAGACCTATGACTTTGATGCCATCTGGGACAGCCTAGACAAGTGCTCTTACTGCGGGTATCCGACACCATGCACTTGCGAGACATCACTATGACCGGGCGTGAGCGTATAGAACAAGCAGCCAAAGAAAATGGGTGGACCCTTGCGCAGCTGGTCGATGAGACTAGCCGAGTGTATGTACGCGGGCAGCAAGGCGTTTGGGTCTACTACGGCCCACAGGGCACCGCTACAGGCGCAATGTTTGGCACTCATGAAGTGGCATCCACCGTTACCGGTAAAACCAACGCACCTAAAGACGTGGCCGGTCAGGTTATCGCCTACCTACAGGAACACAAGGAGAATAATTGACCCAGCAATACCGCATCACGCTAAAGATGGAAGACGGATTCACGAATGAATCCGTGGGGGAAGACCTTTCACAGCTTGTCCGTGACGCCAATGAATTGGCCAAGGATCACAACGGTCTAATCTCCCAGGACTACGTCAATAAGATGGGCCTGATCGTCTACACCGCAGAGCAAGCGGGCGCAGCTACGGGATGGGGTTACGTAACGCCGGTCATCTAACACACCTGAATACGGAGGAGCCGCAGCGGGAGTCATTCTCGTTGCGGCTCTGCTGTTTTCAGCACTCAGGGCATGGGACTCACGAACCCGTGCCCTTTTTCTATGCCCAGAGGAAGGGAACGCATGTTATTGGAAGGTTGGACGTCAACACCGGTTGAATACGAACGGCTCACGCGCGCTGAGGTAGTCGAGCACGAGCGCTACTGGGCCGAGATGGTTCTCAAGGCGCGAAGCCTACGGCGCAAGTATGACCGCGCGGTATGGCTGAAGGACGTAAAACGGGCTGAGAGCCTCGCAGAGGCCCTGAGATCCCTTGGCCCATCTATGTTGTACGCCCACGGACGTTGGGAGCGTCACGGGCGCTGGAACCGGTATTACCAAGTACGTGGTGGCGCTGTACACACCACACTGACATGCCGGTGCATCAACAGGGAGACGGTACTGAACCCGCTCCCCCAATTCGCCGGTAGGTCAAGGAAGTTCATCGCAGATCGGTACAAGCTGTGCCGACACTGCGGGGACACCCACACGGGCGACATTCCTGCTGATCGAGCTTATCGGTCGTTCAAGGCCTACCTGCTCATTACCTAAAACGCGGTCTGACCTGCATTAAGTGGGTCGGGTTTACGTTCTGAATACACGAAGGAAGGGATACCCAAAATGTTCGAAGAGGAAGAGATCGATTACGGCCCCGAGTGGTGGGGTGACTACCTCCAGGAGTCGGGGAGGTTGGCCCAGTGAAGTGCTCAATCAGCTACTGCTGGGAGGACTCCGTGTCCAAAGAGATGTGCGCACACCACTACCAGCAGAACTACAAGCGGGACACGCGAGGCGATCGACGCAACCGGTCGCGTCTCGCTAAGCGTCTGGAGGCTAAGGGTTTCAAGGTCTCTCAGGAGTACCTGGAGCAGCGATTGGCTGGCCTACGGTGAGCGCGCCAGTCACTCGGGATGTGCGCTACTGGTACGAGCTTGGTAGACGCACGCTACTTCCCGGGACAGAGGTGTCCATTAGGGGCAAGACTGGCCGGTTTCGGTTCCAGTACTGGCGGCACACCAGCTCTGGCATGGATGAACTCACATTCGTCGGTGGGCCGCTACATGGACAGGGAGAGCGTTACGTCTCGGTCTACCCCGAGCGTGTTACACGGGTGCATCGAATCAACAAGACACTGACCAACATTCAGAAGGAGAAGCGCAAGTGAGCGCCACGGTACTGGAGGCGCGGTGGCTCACGAAAGGCCACTACCTACCCGTGTATGCGGAATCGGTGGCTGAGGTGGTTCAGCTGGAGGACTTTGTCGTCGTGACGTTCGCCAGCGACCTGCCAGTGAAGGTCTTCCACGAAACCGACAAGGTCGAGGTGTGGGAATGAGGTACTGCCCCACTCCCGACAAGAAGTCATATGTCAACAAAGGCGTAGCACTTCGAGCGGTTACCAGGATCCGCAAGAACAGTAGGACGAGGCACAACAAGAAGCGCTATATACCGGTGGAGCCGTACGTCTGCTCGTGCGGCGAATACCACCTTTGCACCGCAGACAAGGCGAAGTTCAAACGCAAGTAGAGAAGAGGGTCTGCCCACATGGGTTGGCCCTTTTCTTTTACCCAAATCGTTAGCATACCTAACCAAATACCCACCCAATCATTCAGTCTCCTGCGGTATCATCTGTGACTATGCGAGCTGCCGTCTACCTGCGCCAATCAATGGATAGAGAAGGTGACGGACTAGCCGTCGAACGTCAGCGCGAAGACTGCCTGAGGATCTGCCGTGAGCGCGGCTGGGAACCCACCCAGTACGTCGATAACGACACTAGCGCCAGCAAGGGCCGTCGACCGTCGTATGAGCGCATGCTCGCTGATATACGCAGTGGCCGCATTGATGCCGTAGTGGTGTGGGATCTTGACCGACTGCATCGTCAGCCCAAGGAGCTCGAGCAGTTCATTGAGCTGGCCGACGAGAAGCGGCTAGCGCTGGCCACCGTAGGCGGGGATGCCGATCTCTCCACCGATAACGGTCGGCTGTTCGCGCGCATCAAAGGCGCGGTGGCTAGGGCTGAGGTGGAGCGAAAGTCGGCAAGGCAGAAGCGCGCATTTCTCCAGATGGCCCAATCTGGTAAAGGCTGGGGCCCGCGCGCATTCGGATACAACGGTGACCATGACAAGCCGAAGATCATCCTCAAGGAGGCTGAGGCCCTGAGGCGTGGCTACAAGATGCTCCTGTCGGGCGAAACCCTCTATTCAGTTGCAAAACACTGGAATGACGCTGGCCTGAAGACTCCACGGGGGAACCTGTTCAACGGAACCACGGTGCGCCGGATTCTTCAGAACCCACGCTACGCAGCTGTCCGCACCTACCACGATGAAGTTGTGGGAGAGGGTAAGTGGCCCGCGATCATTGACGAGACCACCTGGCAGGCTGTGAATGCCCTCCTTAGCGACCCATCACGCCATCAGCCGCGCCAGGTTCGTAAGTACGTCCTCGGCGGTCTACTCACCTGCAGCGAGTGTGGCCACAAGATGTCTGTGGGCGTACAGCACCGGAAAGAGGGGAATGTCCCCATCTATCGGTGCAAGCACGTCAGCTGCGGCAAGGTCACCCGACGTGTTGAGCGTATGGATGAATGGGTGAGGGAGATTGTCCTGCGCAGGATGTCGAGTCGGCATTGGGTTCCCGGGAATCAGGACAACCGGGAAAGGGCCCTCCAGCTACGGGAAGAGCTGGACACAATCAAGCAGCGAATGGACTCCCTCGCAATCGATTTCGCTGACGGAGAACTCACCGCAAGCCAGATGCGTATCGCCAATGAGCGAATGCAGGCGAAGCTTGATGACATTGAGGACAAGCTCCGTCGAACCAATGTGCGGCCACTCCCCGATGGGATTCTCACCGCGAAGGACCGGGGCAAGTTTTACGACGACCAGATGTCTCTGGATGCGAAACGAGCCCTCATCGAGGCCTTATGCAACTCGATTGTCGTGCATCCCCTCAACCTCAAGGGCCGCAGTGCTTCCCAGGCTCCGCTCGGGCATAACATCGATGTCCACTGGCACAAGCCCAGTAATGGCTGAGATCCGCGACAACTGCGACTGAGTGAGTGGCGGTGCATCGTCCAGGATCCTGGCGAAGATCGCCTCGTCTTCGTCTGACCATTTCATCGAGGTAGTGCCCCATCCACTCGCTTCATGACTTCAGCGACGAGCGCCCATGAGCCATCCGAATATCGGTGGTGCAGTGTGCCTGACGCGCTGGCCTTCGGGATCTTCGTACCGTCCAGTAGCGTTGCCTCACGCTGCTCCGCATCCCATCGGTAGACGTATGCACTGCCACGGTCGGGGCTGAACATCTCCTGACGGGTGATGAATACTTCACCAATCACTGTGCTGTTAACCATAATTGGAATGATCAGCATGGCGCACCCCTCAGAATTACAAGTGCATCATCTGCAGACGCTTTAAGGGCCCGAGCATTGCAGTGGTTCTCTTGGTCGAGATAGTAAGGCTTTTCATCCATCACGGCAGACGCCATCTTGACATCTGTCTCAGCGCGACTGATTGCCTCCGCTGTGCCATCGCGGTCGACCGAGTCTGCGTATAACGAAAGGAATGCGCTGCGCAGTTCATGGCGGGAATCTGAGTCTGGGAATAGCTTCGCCAGCCGCGCGTAGTGGTATGCATTCTCGCGTAGTTTATCGACTATCGGTGCCCTGCGTAATAGCTCTGTGCCCCAGTGTGATTCGATGTCGAGCTCATTTGGCAGGGTCACGGTTGCGAACTTCAGGACGTCATCTGAGTCAAGATCGACAGGCTGGTAGTTACCGTACTCTGCGCCTGGTTCGCCATTCATCAGCTTGGAATGCTGGGCGAGCGCACGCATAGCAAGGCGGTCATCGCTAATCGACATGCGATCAAACCACCCAAACCAGCTGTTGTCATCCGCCCACATCCACCCGAAGAGAAGTGCGACGAAGGCTAATCCGACCAAGGTTCCAATGATCCCTGGCATCATGGCCGATCCTCCAAGCCCTGGATTATCTCGATGATCTGATCAAGCGCCACGGGCTTGTCGTCCCACGCGTCAACACCGACGTGAATCTGATTGATACGTGCTGGTTTGTTGCGCAGCGCAGCACCACGCCGCTTGGCCTCCCGGCCACCGATACTCAGCTTCTCCGGGCTATGCGTGTGGCCATGCAAGATGTAATGCCCATAATCAGGCAGACGCCACTCGGGATAGCGATCCTCATCCGTGTGGTCACCCGTGTACGGAAAATGTGACAGCATCGCGGTCACGTGACCATCTCTCAGGGGAATTCGAACTTTCGCGGCCAACTGAACACACTCAAATGGTGCAGGCCTGTCGGGTTGATCCTGGCCAAGATAGATGGGCAACCACTTATGCGAGTCGCGGTGCAAAGGATGTGTGCCACAATGATTTCCCGGAATACCGCGCTTGCGGCCAGGACGAGCCCGCAGCCAATCCAGGGCCCTCAATTGCGCTGTCTTGGTGCCGGACGAAATGTCACCCAACACCCACACGATATCGTCAGGCGCAACCATGCTGTCCCAGTTACGGGCCAGCTGCGCGTCATGAGAGTCGATCTCCGCGCCTACGTAGCGTGGTAGCACCCATCCACGAGTGCGTTCCCTGGCCACCTTCTCGTGGCCGATATGTAGGTCAGATGTGAACCACACATTGCTCATTCGATCACCTCAGTGAATGGCCCGAATCGCTCTTCGAGCAGACCTATGGAGCGCAAGGTGTACCACTCCTCGTCCCCAACCTTCGACTTCCATGAACCCGAGCCGAACCTGTACCGACGCCCTACTAGGTCATCCACGGGACTCCACACGGTGCCGTCTCGGGCCTCTTCGCAATCCAGGCTCGGAAGTACACGGGGCTCAAGGATTTCGGTGTAAGGAGGCAGCGCGTCAGGTTCATAGGCATCCCCGTACAGATCACCGCCCAGGCCACCGCTCACCCATCGGGTGCCGTCGTGCCAGAACTCCAGCCCAGCACAGTTCCGCCACCGTGATCCCTGCTCGTCTACCCCTAGACGGTCAACGACACGGGGTTCCCGGTAGGGCTTGGGACGTCGTTCCTCCCAGTGCTGACGGATTTCGCCGCCCACATCTTCAGCAGTGCGCTCCGGTTCCTGTTGTGCTGTTGGGTCGGGCCGAGGCACAATCGGCTCTTCGCCAGGTGGGAACCAATCCAACCCTACTTGTTCGGGCCACTCGTCGGGGCGGATCTGCGGCCAAGAGTCGGCGTCGTATTGGTTCTTTCGGGCAGGGGCATTCGGGTTCAGCTGGAAGTATTCCCAGAATGGTGCATCAAGACCCACTGTTCGGTGAGCAACCCACCCCCCGTCTGGTCGTCGTGCGATGGTGCCAACAGGTGCACCCTCGGGGATGCTGTTAGCGGCAGCGATGATCCGGTCTATGTACTCATCGGTGGTGTCCACCCGGCCCTGCCACTCATCAGCGGCCTCACCCATCGCTTTCCGCTGCGCTTCAGTCGGATTCAACACGTTCACCAGCCAAACTCCCTTGGTACATAGACTTGGTTCTGCGGTCGGATGAAGTCCGAATCCGCTGGCGGTTGGTCAGATTCTGTGATGCGAATCAGCAGACGCCATCCACGTTCAGTAGCCTGCGACGCCTGGTGGATGTTCCACCAATCCCATGAATACCAAACACTCTCTTGCGCAACCAGTTTCCGCAGGGTCGTGCAACCATCAATCCGGCGAGTTAATTCTGAATAAAGCTGTTCGTCTTCGTCGTGCTCAATCGGCAGGTGCAGTAATCCATCAATGAACACAGTTGGGCAGTCGTTTCCAACGTGCAGCGTGTGGTAGCGCGGGTAATAGCCCTCAAGGGAACGGTAATTCTGCAGCGGGAGGGACGGCGCGCCCCAATTCGCTGGGGTCAAGGTCTCGTCTGCCGCGCTGTAGCGCGGAACCCCATCGGTATGCCACCCGGGAATCGCAGGCCACCAACCGGGCATCAGCATAGAGACCTTGGTGTCCACGAAGATGTGCTTGTGGTCCCCAACAATTGGGGCTGACTGCAGGAGTCCGCGCAAGAGTGGACCTCCATAGAGCACAGCATTCGACAGGCTCGCACGGCGCAGGTTCGGTGTCCCCTCGATTAAGCCAGAGGGATCTGAATACGCCTGGGGTCCAATGACCACCGGGTTGCGGTTGAACCAATATGTGGTCACAGTAGCTTCAACTCCCCCGTGATCGGAGCGAGCTCTTCAGCCGTTGCAGGTCCAATAGCGCAACACGTGGTCGTCAAGATGCCATGGAATTCGGTCTTCCCGTTATCCGTGATCAGTGCGTTCGGGAGGTTGGCTTTAATTGCCTTGCCCCAAAGGTCAATCAGGGCGTCTTCGCTCTCCACCCGTACGCAGACCTTCGTGAACGAACCCGCGAGCCACTCGACCACACGTGGGTCGTCGCGGTACTCGAGAACGGCCCCCAGAGAGGCGTGAGCACCCTGCGAAACCATCTTCCCGGCACGCATGCCGAGATCCTTACGCATGACGATTACCTGCTTCAGTCCCATGGAATCAGTCCTGCGCTATTCAGACGCTTCAGGCATGCGGCCATCTCCCGCAAACTGATGGGTTCCACAATGTCCTTGGCGTCTTCGGTAATGTGGCAGATCTCGCTCTGCTCCTCGAAGCAGATCAGTAGGATCTCTTCCAGATTGAGCTCCTCCAGATCACTCACTGTCGTACACCTCTCCCATGATCTGAGCGCCGTCATAGACGGTCACCGGGTCGTAGTCGCATGCCGAATCGCGGTACCCCTTGCCTGGGATCACCGGGTACTTCTCAAACCAGAACTCACCGTGCAAGAGCGCACGGTCCAGTGTGTGGGTCGACGTGGTAACTGGCTGGTGGTGAACATAGCGGGCCGCTGTAGCCGAAATTGGTAACCGAGATCCCCGCGCGCTCTGCTCGCTTCATGCAATCCCAGGTACCGCGTGAATCCTTCAACGGGAAGGCGATACACGTATCGGCACCACGGTCGACCATCTCCTGGTTTCGCAGGTGCCCAGCGACCGGGCAATAGCGAGTACCGTTCTTCCACCGAACGGCATGAGTGCAGTGCTGGTCGCAGTCTCGGTACCAGTCCGCAGGAACGCCCTCGTTCATTACCGGAAAGCCCTTAGCCATCGCTTCGTCGGCCCACTGCGATGCGAACAGGTCAGCACCGCTCGGGCACTCCCCCTGCACCACAACGAGATCGCCCTGGCCGCGCTTCCCTGCAATCGCAAGCTGGGCATTCAGAGCGGAACGTACGAACTTGCGGGACGGCCAGGCCCGACTACCTGTAACCAGAACGCGGCGCGTCATAGCAAGGCACCCACAACTGTCACCAATAGGCCGATCACCGCAACGACCATCGCAACCGGCAATAGTGTCAGCGGCAGGTCATAGACCAAACCCATGACGCACATTCCTGACGGAACCCCTACGAGTACGCCCGACCAGTATGGAACGAGAGGGTTCAATGCCCCCACCTCAGCTCCATCAGAGTCGGGAAGATTAGGACCAGGATGACCACGAGCCCACCCATCGCCAGTGACACGTACCAAGCCCAATCGTCCAGGCGCTTCATAGCTTCTCCAGCTTGTAGGTTGAAAGAACCTTCCTGATCGCGCCTGGATAAGTCCACCCCTGTCCGGTCTCCTCTTCCACGGCGGCAATGAAGGCCTTCTCGACAGCCTCCTGCTCCTCAAGTGCCTGGTAAGTCTCAGCACGCTCTCCGAGCCATAGCGCGACCTCTCGGATTCGGTCCGTGCCTGGACTAGATGGGCCGGAAGAAATCCCGCGCCATATAATGTCGCGCGCGAACAAAATCATTTCCGGCGTGACAGTCGGAATCCTCTCGAAGTCATAGGGATTCGATGTCATGCCTGACGCTCCAGCTTGATGTTCTCAATCAGCTCCGCTACCGACGCTACGAAGTCAACGACGCTCAGGGCGACGATTGTGATGCTCAAGTACTTTCTGAATTCCTTCATATACCAATGCTATTGAGCGATTCTGGGTTCATGTGGGTACGAAAAAAGCCCCCAGCTTTCGCTGAGGGCTCTTCGAGTAGTCCATGCGGGAATCAAACCCGCACCAACACCTTGAAAAGAGGGTGGTGTGCTCTCACTACACCAATGGACCTTAGGGCTATTGCTCAACCCACTTGCCGGATTCGCGAACCTCAGTCTTGAGGTTCACCGGCCACATATCGCGCTCAACCTGGGCCCGCTGCAGCTCCTCACGACCGACCTGACGCTTCACCCATAGTTGGAACTTCGGTGAGTTCGCCATACGCCTGAATGCAGACTGCTTGTTCTGCAGCTGGCTACGCTCCTCGCGCGACTCACCCACCGCGCCAGAAGGCTCATGCGTGATCCGCACACCCGTCTCGCGCTTGTTCTGGTTTTGACCGCCCTTGCCCCCGGCTCGGAACGTGTCTACGCGACAATCCGAGAGGGTGACGGACAGTACTCGTTCTCTACTCACGTCAAGTCGACCGGATTTGAACCGGCGTCCCCCGCCGTGACAGGGCGGTGCTTTAGACCTCTAAGCTACGACTCGATAAGCCGTTTTCCGCGCGCCGGTTTTCGAGTCCGACGCGCCAGGGTGGACGGCACCCTGAGCCAACTTTCTGGGAATCAAACCCTGGAGCTGCTTGGCCAAAACTCCCGTGGAGACGGTGCGAATTGAACGCGACCACACCAATCTTGCAAGGATCGGTCGCCACCTTGGAACATGCGCCCCCATGGGGCCTCATCGAGGTCTCGAACCCCGCGCCTCTTCGTTACTAAGGAAGTGCTCTAGCCAGATGAGCTAATGAGGCCTGGTACCTTGCGAGAGAATTGAACTCCCATCCTCGGGGTGTAAACCCGGTGCCCTTCCGTTGGACGAGCAAGGCATATTGAGCTTTTGGTTGAGGGTGCCAATGCTGCAGCGAGAGGTCCCTGGCGGATGCTCTATCCGCGCCATACTTCCGGCGACAACCGAAGTCTCCACCGTAGGGTCGCCCATCCCAGGGCGTCGAACGAGTGACCAGATTCGAACTGGCACGACCTGTTTGGAAGACAGGGATGCTAAACCGTTAAACATCACACTCGCTTGAGTATGCAGATCGTAGGCTTCAAGGGTACGAAATGCGTACTGTTGCACGACCGACAGGAGTTGAACCTGCTTCCACGCGGCTTAGGAGGCCGTTGGTCTGTCCGAGTTACAGTCGTAAGTTGGTAAGCCCGCAGTGAGTTGAACACTGGTTTCCGCCTTATCAGAGCGGTGTCCTAACCATTGGACGACGAGCTAGTGGGTCTGGTAGGACTCGAACCTACGTCTCCGACTTAAGAGGACGGAGCTAAACCATCTCAGCTACAAACCCATTGTTGGTAGGGCGCAAGGGATTCGAACCCTCAACACGCGAGGTAAAAGCTCGGGGTGATTCCGTTTCACCAACGCCCAATATCAATTCATTGCCGGAAACGCCTCCCACACATGCGGATAAGCAGCGCGGTATGCGTCGCGACTGGAGCGGGTAAGAATTGTCGTCGGCTTACACCCGATAACCACCAGCCCTTCCCTGCGCACCCTCTCCACCGCGAGCTCAGGAGTCATCCTCCTGCCGTACACAAACATCGTGCCGGTGGTCGTCTCGACATCGAATACTTTCACGTAGTCGGCGCGAGGATCGAACTCGCACACACCGAGGTTTGAGCTCGGCGGCTTTGCCAGGTTTGCCTAGCCGACCATGCTCAGCATTTAACCGACCCGAGGCGGTCGGCACCCGTGAGGGCTGTTTGAACCGGTACTCCAAGAGGGATTCGAACCCACAACCTCCAGGGTCTAAGCCTGTCGCCTCTGCCAGTTGGGCTATTGGAGCTTGGTGCCGATATTGCCGCGTCGGCTTTACGGTGACTCCTACTCACCGAGCGCGTCGAGACGAAGGCCGGGATCGAACCGGCGTGGGCCAGGGTTGCAGCCTGCCAGCTAGCCACTCACTCACTTCGCCTTAAGCCGCTATTCTGCGGCGGGTGCTGCCTTCTTCGCTGGTGCCTTCTTGGCTACCGGCTTTTCTTCCACTGCGTAGTGGAAGTCCTCAAGGGTATCCATACGATCAATCAGGTCGTTTACCGCCTTGACGATGTCGATATGGGCGATGCCCGTGCGCAGCTTGTCAGTCATATTGGCCTTTCGGTGTCTGTACGTCCCCGTGCGCGGAGTTGAACCGCGATAACCTCGGTCACAGCGAGGGGCTCTGCCATTGAGCTACACAAGGTATGGCGCTGGCCAGAGCAGCATGGCATCTCTGTTTCTTCGGGCTTTGTACCGGCAGCGCTAAGACCCGTTGACAGGATTCGAACCTGCATGCGTTGCGCCTTCGTAGGGCGGTGGGCGCTCCATTGCCCAACAACGGGAGCAGGCGGTTTAACGTGGAGTGCCCAGCACGGAGCAGTTTTTCGTGATGTCTCAACACGGATGGTTCTTCCAGTTGTGAACCAACAACATTCATGAGCCAGTTTCTACCTCAGCCGTGTACTGGCAACCCTCGTCCGTGGCGGGTACCGGATTTGAACCGGTGGTCTCAAGGTTATGAGCCTTGCGAGATGGCCGAGCTTCTCTAACCCGCTATGTATGGTGACTCATTCCGACAGGACAGTTCGTCGCCTACCGTATCCGCGCGAGTCAACGCGACCTTTTACGTGGAGTGCCCAGCTTTTCACCAGTAGCTGCGGAACCTGGTTTCCCTTACACGCCGACTCTCCCCGAATCGAACGGGGGCGCACCGGGCTTCAACCGGTCGCTCTTACCTAACTGAGCTAAGAGTCGATTGTTAGAGGCTGAGAGTACACCCGCTATCGAGAACCTTTCGCAGCATTATGGATTCGCTGCTTCTCCAGGCCATCCCTGACCTAGTTCTCACGCCTGGTCCGTTACCGTGAACCACTCGTTATGCCGAAAGCTACTCTGCGGCTTTCCCTTCGCGATGAGATGGCCGTCTCACTGCTGCAGTACTTGCCTACAAACCGCACTCACCTTGCGGGACTATTGTGCGGCCCAGATTCCCGAGGGTCTGGGATTAAGGCGCTTTTGCTCCTCGGCAGGGGAAGGACTTTTGCTTTTAATTGACGACGGGACTTGAACCCGCACATCCAGTTTCCAATAACTGGTGACCTACCGTTGGTCTACGTCATTCTCACAGCGGAGAATGATTTGACTAGAGACGTGCTTCCCCATGAAGTTCCGAACCCTTTTGGGGCACAGAATGCTTCACGCCTCTCGTGCTTTCGCCTGGCGGGGCTAATTACACTCTCTCTCAACCACATTGCGAGCCGTCGCCCGACGCGAGATCGATCATGGAACACGCCCTTGCTTGCGAGGCTCGGACTCAGTTCCTTCCGTTCCACAGGGCGCTCGTTCAATAGCCTTTTCACACGCACGTACGTGATGGTGTCCTCAGCACTTTGCCGTTGGACGGGGCGTAACTCGCAACCTGGCAGCCATCTCTGACTGCTCAAGGATTGGATTGCATGGATTGCCCTTGCGGGTGGTGGGTTGTCACCCCACCTTTCACCACCTTGCGGTGGCTTATGGGCCATACCCCGAATGTCTTAACTATATCTCCCACAACAGAGTTCGTGTGGGTGAGCGGAGAGGCAGGTATTCGAAACCTACTGCGAACAGCGCTCCGGTTAGCAACCGGGCCTAGTCACCTAACTAGTTGCGCTCTCCATGGTCCACCATTTCAGCACTGACGCGATCTTCAGTGCACCTGTTCAGCCACCGTTCAGGCAGGTGGAAGTCTTTAGAGCGGAAAGTCGAGGAATCGAACCCCCAGGACGCACTGCCTGCCCCGGTATTCGACGCCGGTTGCCGACCATTCAGCGGGACCTTCCATCGCCCCAGAATTCATGACGCAGCCTGGCGCACACTGCGGACAGCCAACTCGTGGCAGGTACCTACCGGTTGACCCTAAAGCTGAAGACCCTGGATTCGAACCAAGAACTGCGACGTTCAGAGCGTCGTGTGTTGCCGTTACACCAATCTTCAATGCTGAGACTGGCCTTGCGGGCGGGGGAACGTTTCTGCTTGCCGCAAGCCTTCAGTTCGTTCCACACCAGTCTCATTGTCTCGCCGTCAGGAGTCGAACCTGCACACCCGAAGGAGCAGATTTACAGTCTGCGTTGATCGCCTATTCGCGACGAGATTGGAGCCAGTGCTCGGCTTCTCGCCGATTCGCATGCACACACTGACATGGCTGGCTTGGAAGGATTCGAACCTACACCTCGCGAGTTAACAGCTCGCTGCTCTACCAATTGAGCTACAGGCCAAGGGCGAGGGTGGCCAGTGTCAGCGCGCTTTCTGACCTGTGCGACCCTCTTGCCCGTCCTGCTTAGAGATGAGACGGAGCCGAAAACACCCGTACGGTCATCGTACGTGATGACGAACGTCTGCCAGGCGCGATTTGAACACGCGATCTCCTGGACCCAAACCAGGCGGGATGGCCAAACTTCCCTACAAGCAGATGATGGACGACACGGCCCAGGTACGGCACCTCAGGTCGGATCCTTTTTGTCGGAACCTACTGCGGGATTACCCTGCCATCCATGTGACCATCAGCATCCCGATGGCCGCGCGGAGATGTCTCTCCACATTCCCCGTACGACCGACGCTTTCCTGGAGCTACCTGTACTTGCGTATATGGTCTGACAGCCGGGGCCACACTGACTAACGAGGATGTTCTCCCTTTGCACTACCGGCAGCCTACGCCGCCAGTCGGGGCTCGAACCCGAATCTTCCTCTCGTGGAGCTGCCCGGAATTGAACCGGGATGTTACGTGACTTGTCACAGTCTTCTACGTGCGTAGTCCACCGATTGGGTCGGTTGGGGTGGACGCCTGTCCGAATCGAGACCTCAGACTCTCGACCGATCTTCCAGCACAGTTTGTCGCCTGAGAGCTGGTCATTGCGAGTTCCCCGTATTCGCGACGGTGGATTGGTACACGGAACGGGTAAACCGTTGTACCCCACCGGACTACGCAGCTAGGGCGTAGTCGGACTGAGCAGAAGCTGCAGTTATTGTGGTTGCACTGTTACGGGCGTTGCATGCCCGGCACGCTTCTCAGTAAGTTGACACGCAATCGAATACCTGTCAGCCCCATTGAAGTATCTATATCTCTATGGAGTTTTCAAATGTCATGCCACACAAAGGCATTGCCCGGATGGAGAGAATCGAACTCCCGTTGGCGGGTTTGGAAGCCGCTGTCCTGCCACTGGACCACATCCGAATTTCCAGATTTTCAGGCCCTGGTAGCCCCTCTTGCTGAACTAAGTCTACGACCCACCCACATGAACCCCTAGCGAATAAAAACGGGCCCCGATCCATTGAGGAACCGGGGCCCAACGTCGAGAAAGCCTACGCTTACTGCTTGGTTGGGAAGGTTCCGTCATCAGCCGGAATGGTGCCGTTCCACCATCCGTGAGCCTTCGCCTGTGACCACTTGTCGCGGTCAGCCGACCCATAGATGGCCTCGACCACCTGCGAGCGGAACAGGTCAGCCTGTGGAGTTCCCGCTACGGGCTTGTTGTTCTGATTCGCCATGTGGTGAGTCCTTGCCTGAAAGTCTTTGATGCACAGACACTGTGCTTACATCTTTATTCTAGCACGCGTTTGCTGTGACTATTCCCGCCAGTTCCTTGACGTGGGATGTTTGACCTTCTTCTTCGCCTTCCCGCCTCGACGCTGATTGCAAACCAGGTGGCAGGGAACGAGATTCGAAACGTCGTAGCAGAGTGGGTCATCCCAGGCGAGATCTTTCACGGGGATGATGTGGTCTACGGTCGCGCTCATCGGGTCAGGCCATTTGAGGTTCAGGTCAATGAACTCGTGACACTGGTCGCAGATCTGACTGGCTCGCAAAACACGCGCCTTTGCCTTCTCGAACCTTACCCCGGTTCGCCCCAGGGAGCGAGGGCCTTTCGTTGAGCTGGTGGGCAAGTAAGTAGTCCTTCGCGCGCGTGAGCATTTCGACAGAGTCGTCAAACAGACCTAATGCCGTGTTGCAGGTCTTGCATAGAAGGCCACGGATGCATCTGCCGCAGCTCTTATTTGCTGCGCAGCAGGTGTGATCATGATCAACGCAGATCTTCCCATCCAGCAGCTCGTCTGCGCATATAGCGCATCGCCCGCCCTGGTTGGACCTCATCTGCGTGAGATCATCTGGCGTTAGTCCAAACCGATAGAAGTAGGCGCGCGCCCGCATGCACCTCTTGCAGTGAGTTCGACGCTGACGCCCGTTGTGTCCGTGGTTGCCATAAAACTCAGAAACGGGTAGATGCTGCTTGCACCAATTGCACTGTCGGACCTCTGATACATCTGTCTCTAAATTCATTATCTCACTAATTTGGCCACGCTCACTGCGGCAACCCGGCCCATCCCTCAAGACGTACCAGACGGCGCTCAAGTTCATCCAGGCGCGCGTTCTGAGCCTTGTCCGTATCGTCCGGTCATCAAGCGGAAACCCGCCTCATACAGCGCCTCTGCGGCCTTCAGGGCTCCACCCTCGTTCGGATAGACGTCAGTCCAGTCGTAGAAGCGTCCATTGACGCGGGCCTTTGCATGCTGCTTGATGAGCGCGGTCATCAAACTGACGTCGGACACGTCCCCACCTACTTGGTGGGGACAGTCAGCATGACCGGCGTCGGCCAGCAGAGGAGCGCAATGCCCTTGTCCTTGGCGATGTCCAGACACTTGGAGACCAGCACGTTGGGGTCGCGTGATACGGAGCTCGACAGAATCTCATTTGCGCGGGCCTGGGCCTCGGCAGTCTTCTGGTCCTGCAGGGCCACCGAGGTGGCAGCGCGGGACTGGTTGATTTGATTGATCTTCTGTTCGGTGCCCTCGTCGTAGTCGATCGTCGGGACAGCTACGTCCAAGATTTCGACTTGGGTGCCCACCTTGCTTGCAAGGATTTTGCGGGCCTGCTCCGACAGCTCTGGCAGTGGAGACTGGTCGAGATTCTTCGGGGCCAAAGGGTCGAACGTTGCGAACACCTCGTTCAATGCAACCTGCAGGTTTCGGGTGACCAGGTTGGTTCGAACGTTGTCGAATGTCTTGTACTGGACGAACAGCTCTGGCGTGGCTTCCTGCTTAATCTGCCAACGAACTGACACATCCGCGTCTGCAGTGGAAGAGTTACCTAGACGAACCTTGATGCGGTTATCACCCTTGTGCTGGTCGATCTGGATCGCCCCGTCCATCTCAGTGACGTTCGCCCACGGGGCCTTGAAGTGTAGGCCGTTGGACAGCGTTGAGCCATTCGGTCGCCCGAACGTGGTCTCGATACCAATCTGGCGAGTACCAACGGTGGTAATCGAAGCGAAGATACCGAAGATCAGCGCGAATACACCGGCACCGGCAGCGGTGAGGAGTGGGATGTATCGATCTTTGTGGGGCGCGATCGGAGTTGCAATAACGGCAATTCCGGCAACGATGAGCAGGATCAGGGTGATCCACATTGTGGGCGGCATAGACGGCTCCTAGATTTCGGTGGTGAGTAATTCGGCTACGGTCGCGGGCCGCTGAGACCCACGTCTGAAGTGAAATAGCCTGTGGTAGAAGTAGATGAGCTGCTTCACGCGACGTTTCCGAACAGGCGCTCCATCACGTTGTCGGTGGAGGCCCGGAACTCGGCAAGGTTCTTCGAGTGGTTGTCCACATCGCCTGGCTGAGTGCTGAGACGTGAACGCCACTCGAGGTTTTCGGCGTCGCAGTTGTGTGGATCCCCGTCAATATGGTGAACGCGCCACTTCTGCACTTCACGTTGATCAGCTCGGTTGTACGGCACGCCATGGAATGCAGAAGCGACTAGGGTGTCTACCCGTAAGAGCAGACTCCAACTCGCAGTACGCCCGGATCCACGATGAATCGACACGTATAGATGGTCATCAGCTGGTCGGTTCTTACTGGTGTTCCGGCCAATTCGCCGCGACAGGTAGTAGCCGTTGTAGTTGCGTTTCCATGTCGTGCCGTCCTTGCGGGTGAATTCCCGGGTGAACGGCAACGATCGAACGATACCTGTGTTGGACACTTCATACCGCTGGTCCAGGAAAGGGATTGGCTTCCAGATCAGCTCAGGTGTCTCCATCAGCGTCCCTCCTCGGCCCAGTAAGCCTCCATCACCTTCGTTACGGCCTTGTACCAGTCGGGGCGTCCACTCAGCTCGCCGTCAACGGCATCGAAATAGACCTCGCCCGTTGCGGTTTCTTCGATCTCGCCGTCCAGATGCTGGCGGTCAAGCTCGCTGATGAGAACCTCTTCGAGCTGGCGGACAAGCACTGTGTCATCGGGGCGCAGGCTCACCTAGATCTGCTCCAGGACCTTGATTACCTCATCTGGAAATACGCCAGATTCCTTGACCGCCGCGATGAAAGAGTTTGTGAGGGCTATGAGCCCCGCAGCGGTGCCCAGCCATGCGAAGAACTCGCCTACCTGATCGATGGGAATGCCGTTGAAACCAATGTCAACGGTGTCGTTGCTGTTGATATTGAAAGTGTTTTCGATTTGGTTCTTCATAGTCAGATTCCTGTCACGTTGGTGGATGCAATGCAATGGGTGTCTTTCAGCCACTTGCCGCAGTCCTGGCACTGGAAGCGCGTGTAAACACGAGTGGCGTTCTTTCGAGTGCCCTGCTTGGTGATGTGCGTGGAATTGCAATTTGGACAATGCATCTCGCCGTCCTCGGTCCACAACCCGAGGTTCATGCCACGCAGCCACGGACGGGTGTCGTAGTAGAGCTCCACCGTCTGATCGACGTCGCGCATGTTGTAGCTCTTCATTGACCGACGAGCACGGCGTAGCACATCGCCCTGGCCGAAGCGCAGTGTGCGCCAAAGGCCATTCTCAGTGTTCTCCTTGCCCTCCATCGCCTTTGCCTTTGCGACATAGCGCATTGACTTGGCGTATGGGTTGAAGTTTCGCGAGATTTCCTTCATGAGGTCAATGTCCACATGAGGAGCTGGCGGCGTTAGGTCGTAATACCAGAACGCAGTATTGAGGTGCTTGACGTCGAAGTTCTTGCTGTTGTACCCAACGACGTAGTCCGCTGCCGACAGGAGGTCCCAAGCCTGCTCCACCATGTTCTGATGTCCACCACCCGGGGTGTGAGACTGGTTGTCCTGCGGGAGGTTCCCATCCCATTCGGCAACGAACTTGGTCTTGTGGTTGGGGTCGTCAATCCACCGGTAGGCGAAGCAGATGGTGCGAGGAGGCTCGATAACGCGTTCGGGGGCAATCCAACTGCCGTACTGCTTGCCTTCCCACACCCCGTCAACCAGAGCCGACTGGCGCTCGATATCGATTGCCAGGATCTTCGCATCCGTCATATGTCTGCCTATCTCAGTTCTGGAACTGTTCTTCGAGCTTCGCGGTGGTGAGCTTGTCCCAATGGGCGATGAATTCTTCTGTCATGACATGCAATTGCTCACCGGACACGAGAAAGGCATGTGGCTCACCGCTCTTATGGGTAAGCACCTGAATGAAGATGTTCTCAGTGACCCGGATGGTCACGCCCATGTCTGTCTCAATGGCTTCGAGCTGACCGAGATGCTCGAACTCGCCCGTAGCGCTCACTCGGGGGCCGCGAAGCAGTCGAGGGTCGTACCAGCGAGAAAGGCCTCGAACAGCATGTTAGTCATCTCGCCGCGCTCTTCTACGGTCTGCACCCAGACGCTCTTTGGAGGCGCTACGAGTGTGTCGGGGCCTGCGACGATTAGGAGGTAGCGCCCATCCTCCAGTGCGACAGTGAGGTGTCCGTTGGAGTAGTGGAATGGGAGCCGCGTCCCAGGTGTTTTCAAAGTTTCCATGTGTCCCAGTCTATTTCGGTAAAATGGGATCATGTGGGTAGCTATTTTCGACCGAAACCCGTGTACGGATCGACCTTCTCGCTCAGGTAGTTCAGGAGATGGAGCCCCGTAATAGCCACGGCGGCATGACAAATAGCCCAACCAAGACGAGAGCTCAGCCACCTATCAAACTGGTGACTGAGCTTCTCATCTTCGGGCGCAAAGTATTCAACGGCGGCGATGTACGCCACCAGGCCGATCCAGCCCTTTTCGGAGTAACGCATTAGTCGCGGAACTTTTCCAACCCCTTCGGGCCCTTGAAGCGATCATCGAACTCGGGGAAGTGCTTGCGGAAATACATCAATGCCAGGGCGTGGAAGATCACGGCGGTGAGGTGCTCCAGGCCGGTTCCACCCTCGCCGTTGTCAAACTCTTCGCCATTCCACCACGCCATAGCGTGACGCATCATCGCGTCGTACGACTTGGACCACTCATAGCCCTTGGCCCAGTTATGGTCTGAGTACTTCTTCGCGCCCTTGCCGTACAGCTCCGCAACCTCTAGGAGCTCACGCACTGGCAGCAGGGACATGCGGACGTCGTTGCCCGCCTTCTGCCCTCCCGTTGAGGAGGTGGTCATCACTTCCCCGACACTCACGCGCCAAGCTCCCTTGCTGCTTCGTTCAGAAAATCGTTGGCCTGGTCGTGGATCCCACGTAGGACGTCCTCGTCAACCTCAATAAGTTCATCGCGCTCATACACAGAGCTGAACTCGATTCCGTCTTCGAGGTGTTCGATCGCGATCCGGCGCGCGACCTCAGTGATCGCTTCTGGGGTCACTTCTTCACCCACACTGTGATGGTCTTCTCCTGTGAGACAACCTCTTCGGTGGGTCCGTCGTAGTAGCCACCATTGAAGGAGGCATACCACCCATCACGACGGAAGTAGCGAACCTCGCCATTATCGTCGGTAATCTTGAAGACAAACCAGTACTGGTCGCCTTGACCTTCGCCTCCGAAGGTGTCCTCAAGCTCGATACGCCCGAAGCCTTCGAAGTACTTGTAATCAATCTCCGACTCGGGGATCGGATCGAATTTGCGGGTGTCAGGGTTCCACCGCTCCTTGTTCACCCCGATGTATTCCTCGAACTCGTGCCAGCCGGTGATGTGCTCGGTCTTCGGCTCAGTCTCTTTGTACGGGGTGTACGTCACATCCCAGCCGGTATCCTGTACCAGCTCTTCGATATCCTCGACGGTGTAGCTCACTTGATCTCCTCATATACGTTCATAACCTTCTGCGTGACCCTTACTTCTCTCGTCGGGCCGTCATAGTCACCGCCAACGAAGGATGCGTAGTAGCCACTGCGTCGGAAGTACCGCTCAGTCCCATCAAGGCCGGTGACCTTGAAGACCATCCAAAGGTCTTCACCCTTTCCTTCGCCGCCGTACTGATCGATAAAGGTCGCTCGCCCGATACCAGGGATGACTACCTCTTCATCCCCGTACTCGAGCAGGTCTTCGAACTCGAACCAGCTACCGGACCACTCGTTTTCTTCGTCTTCGATCGCCTTGTTGAGTGCCTTGATTGTGTAGCTCATCAGATAGACCTCCAGTCAGCCTTCTTTACGTGCGCGGCCTCTACCTCGAATGTGTCTCCACCCCAGTGGATTCCGTCATAGGAAGTGGCATAGCCACTGTGCTTGAAATGGCGAATGCCCGAGAAACTCCTCACCTCGAAAACGAAGTACACCTGTGTACTCACGCCCTGTTCCTTCTCTGGGGTGTGGGCCTCAACAAGGGTGGCTATGCCGATGCCCGGAAGACCAACAGAGGCACCCATCTGCAGAAGGTTGTAGAGCCCTTCCCAGGCGATCCCAGGTGCTACGAAGGTCCTAGCGAGGTCGGTGATGTCGTCAACGGTGTAGCTCATACGGTTTCCAATCGCTTCAGAAAGTGGCTGTTGTCTTTGTGCCACTGCACGTAATCGAGATCCGGCTTACGGAACTCGTCAAAGTGGCTGACGATGAACTGAGCGCTCCTCCCCTTCGTCAGGGAGGTGATCGTGCGGCGCAGGGCCCACTGGTATGCCGCACCCGGTGAGTACTTGTAGTCGTTGGGGATCACCAACCGCTCCAGTGCGGTCACGTAGATCTCCTCGCGGAACATCTGCACAATGCGCTCGTGAGGCATTGCCCAGACCTTCGCCATGTCCATCTGGACCGTCTTGCCGTCCTTCAGGCACTCGTCATAGATGGGCTTCCCGGGTGTGTAGGCCACGGAGTGGTGGATGGAGTCATGGTCATAGATGCGCTTCACCGCGTCGGTGAAGAACTCGTCCGACTCCTGGGTGAGATCTACCTGCTTCTTGCCATGGAGGTCTTCCCACAACTTGTAGAGCACGTCATGCCATTCGGGGATGAGCTTGGCTCCTCTGCGCTTGAGGTCAAGCAGGTCGGCCATGTGCTTACCCCAGGAGTTGTTCTTCAGCTCCCAGTAGGCGTGCGAGTGCTTGATTGTGTACAGCTGATCTGGGCTTGCGAATACGGACGTCTTGTCCGTCAACTCCAGAATCTCGTACAGCCGGGGATCCCAAAATGCGTCCCCTCGTATGGATGGGTCCGCGAGCGAGGTGTTTGGCTCGTTCGTGAAGAGGTCCACATCCTTCGGTTCCCGCCAGTCGGGAAACCAGTGCTTCGCGGCTACCGAGCCGACGATGAGCGTGGTCAAATCCAGGCCTTCTGTCGGCGGATGCGGTGGATGCGACGGCGCACACGCGGGCGAAGCGGGTTGTACTCGCCATAGCCCTTCGCAAGGCTGCGCTTGAGTGCGCGGCCCGGAATTCGAGACCAACGCTCGGGGGCACCATCCGAGTCGGCGGGAACCATTGGGTTCTCATCCGCCACATGTACGTGGTCCTCGTGATCAGTCATTTTCACGCCCGCTTCGAGCTTGCTCATATCTCTCCACATCCGTTGTGATTGATGAACTTTCGCCAGTGCTTCCAACCGTTTGGACAGTGGAAACCCCAGTCACGAGTCACGCGGCCAGTGATGATCAGGGTGGTGGCTGGCTTCTCGTACCACCGGTCGTGTTCGAAGCTCCATATCGGCAGAGGCACCAGCTCCACACGATGGGCCACGGTCGCTCGGCGGAACGCGATACTCGGGGCCTTGCGCAGATTCCGTGATCCGTCCGCGCGATGCTCCCAGTAGGAGCCCTTCAACAAGATCGACACGAACCACCACGGATGGTCGTGAAGTGCGCGATCGTCATCCGACCCGAGGAACTTGTGAAGGTAAATGTTGAAGTGCTTATTGCGCGGAATGACGTGCCACCGCAATAGGTATGGGGTTCCATCCTGGCGGTTAAGAGTGACGTCGGGAGCCCTCATGCGCGAAGCTCCTCCAAGCAGCGACTAGCCATTGCTTGAACGCGGGCAAGTTGATCCACCAGATTCACGCCTCCCATGAGGCGATGCCCAACCTCATATGTTTCGAAGCGGATATCTGACAAGGCACTTCTTACTTTGTCTAGTCGGCTAGACAAAAGGTGGATCGTAGTCTGCTGTGTCGCAATGATTTCCGCCATCGTCTGAATGCTGCCATTCAGCGATGCCGTTGCGCCCCAGTCGTTTCCATCCATGGAAATAATCGTATCGACGGGATTTGGGTTCATGTGGGTGAGAAAAAGTAGAGCCCCGGTCGGCGGCGCGTGAGAGGGCGTCTAGATACATCGACCGGGGCGACTACTGGAGCGTAGCTCTACAGCAGCTACTTACATTATATAGCTATGGCGTGCAAGCCTGGGTTTGCTACAGACCCAGTTCGCGGCATACCAAGCTAAAGAGCTGGCTGAAGAAGTTCGATGACTTCCCAATGCGTGCAGCCAGATCCGTGGTTGGAACGGAAGGGTTGGCAATGATCGCGTTCAACACATCCAGGCATGCTGCGCGACTCTGATGCCCAACACGACGATGGAATACAGCGAAGTCTGTGCGAGCCGTCACCAGCTCGTGAGCCGCACGTGCCTTTTCCAGGCGGTTGCGGTAGCGGGTATCCACACCGTTGTGAGCGTGGAGAGCTTCGCCAGTCAGGGCCTCTACCGGCATGGTGATCTGCTTGATGTCAGGCCACTCGGGGCGCATCGCTGCGCGTTCAGCTGGAGTGGTCCCACCCCAGATGCCGAATTCCTCGCCATTATCCAAAGCCCAGGTACGGCACATGTCCAGAACGGGGCAGCGTGAGCACGTGGCCTTTGCGCGTTGCTCGGCGTAGGCCACCATTTCGGTAGCCAACTCCTGAGTGACTCCATCCTCGACCAGCTCTTCCACGGTGAGAAAGTGCGACTCCTGGTCGTCAGGATCGCATACAGCTTTGCTGCGCCAATCAAGATCCAGGTCGCTGGCCGTAGGTGGGCGCTCGATCATAGCGGTCATTTGGTTGTATCCCTTCAATCAGTCCCGGTCGTGTACCGGAACTTTTGTTGCAAGTGCGACAAGTTCGGCCAGGGTGCAGCTAACCCACTGTTTCATGGGATCAGTTGTGCCCTTGCGCTTGTGAACGAAGAACCCGGCAAGAGCTCCCGCGTTCTTGGCCTCTACTTTAGCCTCCCCAACCCCTTCGGGAAGGCTTAATGCAGCTACGTCCTTAGTTTCGATAACGATGTCGTGCCCGTCAATACGGAAGTTGACAACATCGCCCTTGTCAACACTCCCCCAGCTCGGTGCAACCTGAATGTTGGGGTCCTGCAATGCTTCTCGCAGCCCATCAACAATGAGGCGATTGAAGTTCGCCCCTGCGGCTTTCGCCGACTTCCGGTTCCTACTCAACGACCCGCTACCTTTACGTCCGAACCTGTTTACGCGACAGACCCTCAACCTCACCGGCTGACTGTCCGTCAGTGGAATGACCATACAGAGAGGGTATGACAACCGGCACCCACATGAACTGCAAACGCCTCCCCGCCGATGCACAGATACCCTCCCAAGTCTCGTTTGGCAGACTGTAACCCTGGTCACACGGGGTCTACATCTGGGGACTCGGCTTTACCAGACAACTGACTGGTTGGGTTTGCCGCCTAGCGGATGAAGTCGGGCCGGTCATCCTCTTCCTCGGGGATCCTGCGAGCCATAGCCGCATAGAACTCCGCGCGCCGCGCCTTCGCCTTGGGGGTCTTCCCGAACATCTCGGGAATCCATTCACCAGCCACCCACACCGTACTCTCCTGGCGGTCAACGCAATTCGCCTTCAAGCACTCAGGACGTACCGGACATTCACCACAGATGCTCTGGACCTCGGCAGTATCCTTCTCGCCAAGCTCGTTGGGGTCCTTGATGAAACGGATATCTCCACCACACTGGATGTACTGATACCACTCTTGGTTTGAATTCCAGAGCTTCATGCCGCGAACCGCATCTGGTCGAAACGCTCAGCAAGGATCACGACATCCTCAGGGCCCTGGCGATTCTTCACGAAGCACGCGTTCATCAGTGGCACGCCCTGGTCTTCGTCATCTCCATGGGACGTAGGTGGACGGGACAGGATGACAGCGACATCAGCCGTCTGCTCAATGCCGCCCGATTCGCGAAAGTCCGACTTGTTCGGAAGGCGAGGCTTGCCGTTGTGCTGCTCGAGGCTGCGATTCAACTGTGCCGCAACAAGAACCGCACAGTCCAGCCGCCGCGCAATGCTGCGAGCCATGGTCGCGATGTAGTCGACCTCCAGCACACGTGAGTCAAATCGCTTGGCAGACTTGACCAGCTGCAGGTAGTCAATGAATACGAAGTCCAGACCGAACCGCTGCTTGTGCACCCGGCACCTCTGCGCGATTTCCTCAATGGTGAGGTCTGGCTCATCATCGATCGTGAAACGGATCTCCGCATTTTCAGCAGCCCATCGGCTGATCTTCTCCTGCTGAGACGGATCCATCTTGCGCCGGAAGATCGGCTTATAGGGGGTCTCGGTGCCGCACGCAGCAAGACGGCCCATCAGGTCGTCCTTGGAGAGCTCCAGCGAGAACACCAGCGTCTCGTACCCCTGCTTGGCGATATGCCACGACACCTGCGTGCCGAAGATCGTCTTGCCGCAGCCAGGGCGTGCGCCCGTCACATAGAGGCGCTGACTCTGATAGCCCCCACCGAGCTGGTCATTGACATTCATCCAGGGTGTTGGCAAGAACGGGCGATCATCCTCCTGCGCTGTAGACCACTGGTCATACAGGTCGCGGAACCCTAGGGAGTATATCTCCTGCATGTCATCCAGCTGGTCAAGGAAGGATCGCGCGGCCTCCAGTGCCTCGGGAATCTCGCCCGGATCGTCGTGCAGCGCCTGGAACCTCTGCCCCAGGCTGTTGACGGTGCGAATCTTCCACTGCTCTGTGACGATCTGTGCGTAGTAACCGACGTTCCCCGGCACATTGCAGTGCTCCATGCAGGTCTGCAGGTAGGGGGCTCCACCAGACTTGCGCAGATCCTTACTTCGGCGCAAGCGGTCGAACACCGTCATGGCGTCAATAGGCACAGCCTCCGCATACATGCCCTGAATGCACGTGAAGAGGAGCTCGTTGGTTGGGTGGTAGAAGTGATCAGCCCTCAGGCCCTCCAGCTTGGAGAACACGTCAGGGTTCAGGAGGAGCGCTCCGATTACACCTTGCTCGGCTCGGAGGTCGTGGGCTGGCTCTCGGTCTCCTGACACTCGACCCTCTCTCTATAAATCTGGGTGATCCATGCCCGCGAAATCTCCCTGTGCCAGAAGCGGATAGCTTCTGGGTCGGTCATATCGTCGGGTGGATACTGCTTGGGCATCTTGATGCCGAATCGGTTCTCCACAGCTTTTACGTTCGTGGTCTTCCACTGCTGCTTCATCCAATTCCGTTGGGCTGCACGCTCGTCTGCGAAAAGATCGACGTCGTCGTACCGGCCCTGCTTTAGCCAGGAATGCGCTGCTGGAACGTAGGTCAAGTCGTCCGGGTCACATGACATCGCAAAGTTGCGCGCGGACTCAATGAGCTTGGCCGGATCTTGCCCCTTGTTTTCGACCAGGTCAGCGAAAACACGCTCGGCCTCACTGATGGCAGTGTGTTTGGGATAGGCATCCCAAAACTGCCTGAAAGACCGAGCGTGTTTCTTACGCGCCTCGCCGGGGGTTAGCTTTTCGCTCACCAATCCGGTTCATCGTTGTTGGCGTCGCCGCCCCATGCATCTTCAGCGGGCTTCTGACGTGCACCTCCACCGCCCTTCTGCGGAGCTGCAGTGGCAAAGCGAAGGTCGGGGCCGAAGGAATCGAACTCAACTTCCAACACAGAGCGCTTCTCGCCCTCGCGGGTCTCGAAGGAGCGCTGCTTGATCTGGCCGTGGCCGATAACGCGGTCTCCGCGCGATAGGCTCTCGGCTACGTTCTCCGCGAACACATCCCAGATGGTTCCGTTCAGGAACGTGGTGTCACCGTCGACCCAGTTGCCACCCGGGTCCTTCTTCCGGGTGTTCGTCGCTACCGACACATTGACCACGGCCTTACCGCCGCCAGTAAAACGGACCTCGGGATCACGAGTCAGGGTGCCAACAACAGTGACTTCAGGAAGGGTGATGCTCATATGCTCTCAATTCGTTCGGGATCAGTTGCTGGACCATGGGTCTCGTAGATCGATGTCTCTATGATATTCGGCTCCCAGTAGGTTCATGTGGGTGAACTTCCCCAGGTGGTGCTGGTATATCGGGATGGAAGCTGGCTCTTCCCAAGGCCTTACGTGATAGCCCTCAGAGTGTGCTGCGTTGGGGTTGTGTTCAATCCACCCATGGCAACCGACCGTTCCGTGTCCGCACACGTGGACGATGTTGTCGAGGCTCCACAGGCCTCCCTGAGACCTCTTCTTGCGGTGGTGCATAGACAGTCCACCACCGATGCCGCAACGCTCGCATAGGCCACCTGAGCGGCGTGAGACCTCTACGCGGCACTGCTTCTCGGTCATCAAATGGGGAGGAGGATCCGCGCAAGCTGACGAAGCAACTCCCGCTGCCACGGAATGACGATCTCACCGAGCATCGCCTCAAGCTGCTGAATGAAATTGGGGTCAGGCCTTACAAACTCGCGCAGCTCAGCGTCCAATGCGTCAAAGTCAGCCATTGCGTGTCCTTCTCTTCAGTTCCTCGCGCTGGTGGGTCTGCAAGCTCTTCAAAACCTTCGTGAACGGCCACGTCTTGCCATCGTGAATCAGCGTGCCGTCGCGGTCATACGCGGGCCGCTGGTCAGGGAGCTTGTTCGGCAACGCGGGGGCGTGAAAATGCGATGGGCGCATCAGGATCCGAGTCCTCTCATCTGTACGTCAGTCCCAGCTAGAGAGCTATACAGCGTCCAGCGGGATGGGAAGTTGAAACCGAGATCCTCGAACCAGTCGCGGTCCCATTCGGGAGTCTCTGTAGCCCAGATGAATTCACCATTGGATAGCTCAATGACTGCTGATCTCACCGTCTTCTCTTCGGGGTGTGCGAAGAGGTAGTCGCCCATGTAGTAGCACAGCCAAGCGCCCGGGGTAAGGTCTGGCTCCTTCAGTTCGCCGGGGAAATTCTGGAAAAGCCGACGCAACGAGTTGAGCAGCTTCACAGCACGTTCTCCTTGAATTCCAAAGTGAGCCAGAGGCCATCAGGTTCGTTTGTGATTCGCACTGAATGCGCATCCCCACCAGGGATTGTCAGTAACGCAGCACCGTGAGTGAGGGTGAGGGCGACCTGATAATCGGTGCGGGGGTGGTTGCGGATGGCCTGCGCGATGCGGCTCTCTAGTCGAACGCGAACCGAGTTCACATCTCCCCCAGGTACTTTGTTTCGGTGTAGCTTTGGGACTGACTGGGCGGATCCATAACGGCTTCCCAGTCGTGGAAGTTCCTCACGCAGAAGCGAAGGTTCGTCTCCTCACCCGGCTTGTCCCACCAGATGACGTTGTCATCGAGAACGCGATACTCGACATAGCCGTTGGCAGCATCACACCGCAGGATGGTGAAGCCGAAGGGCGACTGAAGTTTGGTAATCCGATCCTTTTGGCAGCTAGTGGGATCCAGCTCTTTGGCGATCAATGTAAACTCATCAGCCGCAGTAATCACTGGGCGGTCAGAAGCGTCGCGATCGATGCGGAATCGTCCAACCTCGCCGTGTCCTTCAGCGATTAGCGTGGAGTTGAAGAACTCCTCTCCGGTCTCCGGGTCCTGCCATCCCTCATCGGGATACTTTCCGACAAGCCGAAGTACGATCTCACTCAAGGCCCAACTCCCTCGCCCACTCCTGGAAGTGCTCTGTCGAGTTCTCATCCCGCAACGCCTTGCTGTCGAGCCACTTTGCGAGGCCTTCCGCTGACTGCGCTGTGTAGCGCTTCACTGCAACCTCCGAGATGCCGCGCGACTGAAGAAGCTTTGTGCGGTCATGGTCATAGGAGGCGAGCACTACACGGATGTTCGCAGCCATACCATGCGGGTATTCACCGTGCTCCTCGAGATAGTCGAGGACGTGCGAAAGTGCTACGTACAGAACCTCTCCGTAGGAGATGGGGATCTGGGCGCTACTCATCGCGCATCTCGTCTTCAAGCCGGTTGAAGAACTCACCTTCAGCCTCTTTGTACTGCTCGGTGATTGCCGCCAGGAAGTGTTCGCCTACCTCACGAGCGATAGCGTCTCCAGCCACCAAACCAGCAGGACCGTAGTTGGCGTGAAGATACTCTGCGACTAGCTCGTTGTATCCGAGCAGCCAGTCCGCGATCTTGTCGCGGTACGCCTTTGGGATATTCGTATGCAAGGCTAGGAAGTTGATAAACGTACGCGGTGCCTCCGCGATGGTGAACGGCAGCGAGAGGTTCATTGAATCGACCCGCTTGGGCTGGGCAGGAAGCTTGATGGGGTCAGGGATTGGCTTACGGGCCATCAGAAGTTTCCTCCACCAGTTCCGAATACTTGTGCCAGCAGTTTGGAGCGCATACCGATCGCAATCAGCTCTTTCTCAAGCGCTGACAACCGGCGTTCGCAGAGACCAAGCTGGGCATTGGCGATATCGAGGTCAATGCGCTCCTGCTCAGTCTCCTTGGCCGCGTGAGCCTTTGCCTTGCCAACAGCGCCAGTGAACGCCATCATCTGACGGGCCTCGGCTACGGCGAATCGAGTTGCGCGCCAATCCTTCTGTGCCCTATGCCAGGCAAGAATCTTGTTCCACTTCGTGATAAGGAAGTTGACCTTATCTAACTCGCGGTCGATATGGTCGGGCGTGAGATCCGTGTATGTGTAGTCAACCAGCTCGTCGCTCATTCGACCTCGTACCACTCAGTGACGGTGCGCTGCAGCAATTTCAGCTCGGGATCCTTACCTACATAAGCACGCGCCTGGGCCTCAGTGAGCTCGCCAACCTCGTCGCGGCAGGCAACCTCTCCGCATGGGTACGAAAAGCTCCACTCTACGTAGCACTTCGGCAGCGGCTTGTTCTGCGCTTCGAGCTGCTCCTGCACGCTACTCATCCGATGCCGTCCACAATGCCAAGGGCAACAGCTTCATCCATCGCCAAATACCATTCCTTGTCCCGCATGCGCTCACGGAACTCGTTGTAAGGCAGCTTGCAACGGGTGTGGGCTTTGATGTAGCGCGCGACCCATTTCTCGCTGAACTCAAGCTCATTGCGCACCTGAGCCATCGTCTGGTCGTGAAATGTCAGTAGCGGCTCGTGGATGTAGATGTAGCCCATCTGACCACCTAGACGTACATCGCCAGCCTGGAGGATCAATGAGGCTGCAGAAGCGGCACGCCCGCGCACACGAGTGGTGATGTGGTGTCCCCCGCCACCGGCCTCAGACATTCGCACGAGCTCGTCATAGATGGCGTCCCCGTGCTCCATAGATCCGCCTGGTGAGTTGATGATCAACTCAATTGGACGCCCTGGCTGGTCAACACCAATGTCACGCAGGAGGTTGAGGGTCTTGCGTGCGCCCTTCTCGTCAATCTCGCCATGTAGCCCCAGCTCTGCCGGTTCCATCATGCAACTCGCTTCAGTTCAGGGACGACACGCAGCTTGCGGGCCCACTGTCCACCACGAACAATGTCGCGGCCACGCGCTAGGGGAACCTCGTAGATCCCCCACCTCCATTTCCCGCGCTTATCGGGAGTCTGGGGACAATGGAACATCAACGCCGTCTCGGTATCGCAGTCATGGTCAGCGAATTCTGCGGTGCCATCGCCGTTCGGCCAGAAGTCGGCCCATGGGATGTCTTGCTGGACAACTGAATCCTGATACAGCTGACCCATCACGTAAAGCGCCAACTGAGCACAGACACCCATGCGGTACTGGTCGTCCTTGCCGGTCTTGATGTCCACCATGTAGCGGACTCCATTCCATTCGACAATGCGGTCAGCAGAACCGGCAGCGCGTAGCGTAGACACTCGGCCATCGGGCAGCTCCATACGATCGTTCGCCTGTAGGAAGACCTCCCGGGCCAAGAACGTCATCCCGGGAATGGATGCGATGCACTCGTGATACCCATCCAGAATGGGCTTCATATCCTCATCGACCAGCGACCAGTCGAGGTTCCCCTCTTCCAGGACTCCGGTGAAGTCGTGAATCGAGGTTCCACGCGATGACTTATTCATCGCACCGCCGATAGTCTCGGCCTGGTTAATGACTTCCTTGATCTCGCCCTTGCTCGAGTCCCAGCTACCGCCCTTGGCGATGATCGCCTTCATGCGGTTGAGCAACTGAGGGTTCTGCGCGAGACCGAACATGGCGTTGGCCTGATGCCAGGCAAACAACCCGTCCCCCGGCTTGTCCAAATCCTTAGCGAGAGTTGAGCAACGCGAGTATGCGACCCTTCGTCCCCCATCGGGGGTGTACAGCATGGGTCGCTGGTACCGGTCCCGGGGGATTGCCCAGTCAGTAATTAGGCACTCGCAAGCAGCTCGAAGTGGGCGGCAGTCGCAGTCAGAGCGTCCACATCCGTGGAGCTCACCACGGCACCGCCATCTGGGTACTGCTCGGCGAACCAGACCTGCACGTCCTTCGACGCCACACCGGCAGCCTTGGCTGCAGCCTTCACGCGCGCCAGCGCCTCTGCGGCCTCAGGGTTGGCGTTCGTCTTCGGGGCAGCCTTGCGTGGCGCGGCCTTGGCGGAAGCAGCGTTGCCATCATCATCGACGTCGGCCACCAAGCCGAGTGCTGCCATGTAGGCGTAGCGGCGTGCGTAGGTGATCGCGGAGCCGTGAGCCTGTGGGTCGTTCTTCACTGGGTGAAGGACCATCGTGGAAGAGATCTGCTCGCCGCTCTCGTGGATGACAACAGTCTTGAGCGTGTCGTAAACCTTGCCATCGGCGTTGACATAGGAGGGCTGCTGGGAGACAGCAAGACCATGCTTAGCCAGCACCGGCTGAGCCTCACGCATCACCGCCGGAAGGTCGGCATACTTGGACTTGAAGAACGGGTTCGCCGTGTCCTTGGCGATCACCCCGAACTCGGACTGTGCAGCAACGAGGGCCTCTGCGAGGGTTGAGTGCTTGAATTCGCTCACCAGTCAGTAGCTCCTATGTAGAGAAAAACGAACAGAACGACTCCCCATGGCCACCATGGGATTTGAATCACTTAGAGACAGCTTCAAAGGACTTGGCGACTAGCCAGACCATCCCAGCAACGAGCCCGATCGCCACGGCGAGCGCAATCGGGCCCCAGAGGGGGGCAGTGACCCACCACCACGACCAATCCTGAACCGGGTTCTCCCAAGGGCAGATTTTCATCATGGCGAGAATGCCGAAGAGAATCATTCCGGCTAGACCCGAAATCGCCTGAGAATTACCAGAATCACTCACGCTGGTGTCACTTTCTTCTGAGCCTGTAGGACTGTGCCGTGACTCCGGGCAACCCCTCGGATAAGTTCGACAACCTGTCCCTGAGTGCGGCTCGGGTCGTCGTTGTAGGCCGACACATCCCCGCCGAATCCAGCCGGGATGGCGCGCGAGATCAACCGGTGGGCACCCCACCAGGCGCGCATATCGTCCCGAGCAGCCGACTTACCCACCGCAGCGTCCAATGCCCCAAGGATGTCGTAGCGCACAGCGTCACCGACACGCTCGTGTCGCACACCCTGTGTCCAACCATTTGCTAGCAGACGCGCTGCAATCTGGAGAGTTGCCGCTACAGCCTCAGGATCATCCAGCACCACAACGTTGTTCTTGCGGGCGAGACGGCGCAGCCAGTTAGCAGTAGACATAGCTGCAATTTTATCAACTACCCACATGATGCAGTTTGCTGGCGAACCATCCAACTATTGTCACGAGCCTTGTCTAGATCCCATGGTTCAGCACCCATATTCCGTAGCTCACGACACACCCTGGTGCGCTGAATCTTGAGTGTCAGCACGGCGTCAGCGTCAGATTCCCTGTGCCGCTCACGAATTGACTCATCAAGCAGGAAGAGGTCGAGAAGCTTCTCGTTCCTACTCTCCAGAAACTTGGCTGCGGATTCACTCACGCATACCAGGCTGAACCCATACACCGACTTGTTCGTGTGGGTATGAGCGCCGAGGGACACGACCCCCTCGGCGGCGCGACTGCGCACTCAGGTCGACAGGAAGGGATACTACTTTGCTCGGCCTCCCTGAGTCTCGAAACCCATTCTACTGATCCTGGCTTAGATGGAATCGCACAACGGAAATAATGAACCATTTCCGCAGGTCAGGATCTTTCACCCACATGAACCCCTGCGCCATGTCGTAGCCTCCTAAAAGGAGAGTGCGAACGCAGTGAGCACGCACCTCCCGCTAGGGAGGCCCACGCCGGATTGGCGTGGCTGCCCGAAGGGCATCAACCTCCAGACCGCAGCGTCCCCACTTGAGCATGGTTCTCGGTGAAATGAATAACCCTTGCAGTCAAGGTATCTCACGTTGAGGTGGAGGTAGTCGTTACGTAAGTCGGGAACGGTACTAGAGCGCGTGCGCGCGAGCCCGCTACCCACATGAACCCGAAATGCGCTGCAAGACTTTGTGACATGGGAATTGAAGTACAGAAGGCTCGCGGGAATGAGATCATCTACCGCACTCCGAACGGCCCTATCCATATCAAGGCTTGGGACGACAACGCGGGAATCTGGTGCCTATCGCTCAATGCTCCCGACCGATACCCGAACGGATCGCGCAAGCAAACTACCCGCACTCTGAACATCGGGCCCCAGAGCCACGCGGATATTGAGGCGTTCGTCCAGGCTTTCGCCGTGATCTACGAAGCCGCGGGCAGATCGAAAGCCCCTCGCAAGCTCGGCGGTCTGGACTGCGATGAAGCGCGTGATGGCGCGGTGTGGGCTGACTCGGATGAGGGATTCCCTTTTCACTACCGATTCCGTGGTGGTAACTGGGAATACCTCGCTCTCGCTGGGGAGAGTAGCTGGAAGGTACTGGACGACCCGTACTCGCTTATCGGCTACGGCCCCTATGTCGAGGTGATCGCGTGAGCCATCACTCCCCTCGCCACAAGGAGATCGCCGCGAAAGGACTAATCCTCCTCACTGAGGTTGGATCCGGCCTCCACGGTGTGACCCTGGAGGGCACTGACGACCATGACGAGATGGGTATCTGCATTCCCCCACCGGAATGCGTTCTGGGCCTGGAGAAGTTCGAGCAGTACGCCGATCGTTGGCGCTCAGACGGGACACGCATTCCTGACGGAGTGCGCAGTCAGCATGGCGATACCGATCACACGACGTATGCATTGAACAAGTGGGCTCGCCTTGCAGCGCAGGGGAACCCGACCGTTCTACTCCCGTTGTTCGCACCCAAGGGAAAGATCTATAAGCAGACGCTGGAGGGCACTCAACTTCTTAGGGCCCGGAGTCTGTTCCTCTCGAGGGACGCTGGGTGGCGGTTCCACGGTTATCTGAAAGCGCAGCGTGCGCGCATGATTGGCGAAAAGGGTGTGTCGAAACACAAGAATCGCCGCGAGCTGGTGGAGCAGTTAGGTTTCGACACGAAGATGGCCTACCACGCTCTGCGCCTAGCCGTCCAGGGTTCAGAACTGATGACTCACCAAACCATCACAGTTCCCATGGCTGCATCGAACGTGAATTGGCTTCGGTACGTGCGCAATGGCGGCGCATCACTCGAATACGTGACACGGTGGCTGGATCAACTTACCGCTGCGCTTGAAATCGACATCGCGGCGTCGAGCCTCCCCGATCACGTTGACCACGACCAACTGAACGACTTCCTAATTGGCCTGCACTACGGCTACTGGAAACGCACCGGTCAACTCTAAACACGAAGGGATACGCATATGAGCAACAAGCGCAAGGACAGCATCGGAGTTCTCTCCAAGACTCAGGGAATGGTCAAGCTCGCGAAGCCGGGACCACCTGTCGCGGTTGGCACTCGCGTCACTGGGCACAACCTGGGCGCAGTGACGCACATTGTCTCGATCGAAGCTGAGCGCGTAGGTGAGAAGCGCGCCATCGGCATCACTTTCAATGAGGATGGCAGCCTTCACGCTGTGACCGTCCACTCCGCCGATGGTCCGCTCGCGGAATTCAAGCCAGGCACCCATCTGAGCATTGGTGATAGTGGTGACCTTGTCGTGTTCGATGAGGAGCACTTCTACGACCCCGTCAGCGGTGCTGAGGTGGTTGAGGTTCACTAATGAAGACCTATGTCCACAACCCCACCGAGGTTGAGGCTATCCAGGTAGTGCGGCCATGGAAGGGCGTTCAAGACGCTGTCCCATTCGCTCACATGGTGAAGAAAGCCTCTGGCGCGTTCGACTACTTCAAGGTTTCATTTCCAGGCATCTCAGAGGTTGAGCGCGCGTACGAAGGTGACTGGATCGTGAAGGACCACGGTTACTACGAAGTGCTCACGAATGTTCAGTTCCAGTACTACTACGGAGACGCCAATGGTAACGGCGATTAGTGCTGGCATCTCCGAGATGGTGAATTCGGCGTTCGATGAATCTCGGTGTGAGGCTGAGCATACTGAGGTGAAGCACGAAGGAAAGATCGCTGCCCTCTGGGTTGGTCACACTTGCGCGGAACAGCTGTTATGTGAGGCCCACTTCAAATGCGCTGTTGATGTATGGATCCCACGCCACAAGCACACAGTCGCGACGATCGGCTACATCATCTGCGCGGACTGCAATCGAAAGTTCCTCACCGCAGAGGAGTTCGTGACGGTGTATCCACTATGACCATCACACTCCCCGACCTTGATGATCTCGACATGGAGTCCGTACTGGAGAACTCCTACAAGGACTTCCATTGCAAGGGGTTCGACTACCTCTGCCTCTACCGCTCACCCGAGCTCACGCTGAAGGCCTACTTCTTCGAAGGTGACGCCCAGGACGCGAGTGAGGTGGTGAACCCGCACAACCATCGCTACGACTTCCACACCACATGTCTGTCCGGCGCGGTGGAGAATCGCTGGTACCGGTCCTACCCATTCACCTTCGATACTGAGTCGAAGCCACAGAGCTACAACATGTTTGATTGGCACACGCCTCTGAACGGTGGTGGAGGCTTCACTATCAGTGGTGAGATCACACTGCAGAACTACAAGTCGATCCAACGCACCCCCGGTGCGTGGATACGGGATGGCTGCAGATGAGCTGCACACCATCAAGATTCTGAAGCCAGACACAGTTCTGTTTCTCGTGCAGTACGAAGACGTGGTGCCGTTGAATCAGCCAACGCAGACATTTACTCAGTCTGTCCAGCCACCTGACCTGTCAGGCTTGTACAACAAGTTCACCGCCGACCAGGCGGTGAAGAGGATCAAGCAACTGCAGGAGCTGATCGATTAGGCGAGTGGAGCCACACCACGCGGCTACCTTTCCGCAGGTCGCGACCACTCAGGCCGCAAACTTTGACGGAGTTTTCTGATTCCAGTTTACGTGCAGGTCGTAATGCTCTACGTTGTTCCCTATGTCTCGTGACAAGACCTCTCGCAACCAGTACAAGACGTACTGGTGCCGGAATCTGCAACGCTGGCCAGATGTGCAGAAGGCCCGCCGTCGGGTCACGCCCGCTACTCGCAGAACGCTAGCGGCCCTCACCATCACAGCCGTCATGATCGGGGGCGCGAAGATCGTTAGCGACGAGACTATGCCAGGCAGCGGATTTTCGCCCGTGCAGACCGCAGCAGCGGAGCCAACTGGTCCTCCCGCGCCAACCGGAGGCATGACCGATGGTGGCGGGCAAGGCTTTCAACCTCCGCAAATGCCTAGCTCAATGCCTGATTACCAGGGCGGCAACAACCAGCCGCCACTAGATCAGAACTCCGGAATTAGCATATACAATTCCGGCAATCCGCAAGCACCGCAACAGGTTCCGGGCCAGCAAGGCGGTCAGCAGCCCCAGCAGAGCTGGGATCAACCCGCACACGGGACGCAAATACCCGACTACTCCACCGCGCCCGGATACACCCAAGGCCCCGGCAAGCCAAACCCGGACTACCAAGCACCGCAACAGCAGTCGCCGCAACAGGGCCAACAACCCCAGCAGCAGCCTCAACAGCAGCAGCCAAGCCAGGCCCCCACACAGACTCAACAGCCCGAGCAGCCGCAGAACAAGCAAGACGACACCACGCAGCAGCTCAACGAGCGCCAACAACAATGCCAGGCCGTCGCCCAGTCCTTTGGGAACCCCGCCGAAGAAGTGCTAAATGAGATAGTCGGTGAAATCCCCGATGCTCTCCGCAGCATGCTACCCAACGGCGGGCTACCCCGGCAGGGCGGGCCATCTCGGTCATGGAGCAAAGAGCCCTCCCCGGTGCCGGTTCCAAGCGGCGGCTGCAACGGACAATGCCCACCCCCAGAAGTGAAGGCTCAATGGGGCGTTATACGCACTGACTATACGGGTGGATTCAGGTCGCAAATCAACTCGATTGACGATATGAAAAGGATCGCACGAGACCTAGAAGACGCTCAGTCATCGATGGCCGACATATGCAGTTATTCTTGGATACTAGCCTTCGCTAACGCAGTACCCTTTCTTGGCAAGGTGGTGGTTGGATCGGCTTCCTGGGGCTGCGCCCAGTACAACAACGCGGTAGGTGGTATGAAGACGGCTATATCTCGGGCGGCGGAGGAAGGTTTCTGCGGAACCATGGATTTTCATTATAACTTTTGGTGGAACTTCACCAGACAAAAGTGCTTATTCGCCTAAGACCCTGAGGTTAAAAGCCAGTGGATAAAAATTCTGTAAACAAAGCGCTCCGCATCACTCGGATAGTTCTAATTGTTGCGGGCCTAATCGGATTAACGCTTACGCTGTTCACTGACCTGCCAATGTCCCAGGTAGCGCTGTACCTCGTAGCCGCATATGGGATATGGGTGGTAGTCGATGCCATCGTGAACACCAGCAGCCGAAAACAGCTTTACCTAAAGCTAGCTGGAGTGGTAGCCGCTGTCGGTATTGCGTGGCTGGTTGTCGTATTGCTAATACGCGGCATATTTGCTGGAGGAAATACTAGCTCGGTTGACCAGCAAGAAACTGAGCAGACTTCATTCTCGCCAATAGCGGGGCAATTCCCGCCAGACACGAAAACGATCAATCCTGACTTTCCCGCTGGAACATGTGTGAATCTTCACGGGTCTCGCACCAACGCCCAAGTCGACAAAGCCGGATGCGGTTCACCAGAGAACAACTTCATCGTTGTGCAGCAGGTCCAGAAACCGAGCGAATGCGTTGGCGACGTAGACCAGAAGTACTACACCAACACAGCCGGTCGCGGCGAGTGGACAGTCTGCATGGATTACTACTGGGTCCAAGGCAGCTGCCTAAGCATGAACGGCTTCGAAATCAAACGGGTTAAATGCGATGACCGCACAAAACCCGCCCGTGAGAAGCCGGTACGACTAGCTCTCAACAGCACCAACATATCTAGCTGCCCATCAGGCGGCTACGCACATCCCGTACGTAGGTTCGTCGTCTGCACTGAGACTCAAACTAGTTAAAGTGGTAGATCAGAACCTGCTTTCGGCTATATGCCTAGTGCTCACCGCGTTGGGAATTCGGGTAGTCCTGGCTGTTGTGTTTTATGTTGCTGGCGCGCTGCTCGGCCAGCGTTGGGCCACTTATGGCAACGTCGACATCGCGCTCAACCGGCTATTCAGGGTGCTACCCCGATGGGGTCAAGTGCTCGTCTCATTGGCAGTTGTTGCGGCCCTACTTGCCCTGTCCATACTTGCCACCGGCTCAGCAACCGGAGTTGGGCTCGGCATCATGATCTACCTGATAACCACCGCCACAGTCACACTGCCCACACCCGCGAACGCCACAGATCGCATCACAAGGTTCCCCCTACGGGAACTCGCGGGAGTGCCTTGTCGACGGCGGAATAACTGAATTGCCCTCTGAGATCCCCTGTAACGAAAGAACCCCGGCTCCACTACGGAGTCGGGGTTTTCTCTTGCCTGCAGCCAGCTGAGGGCGACTACACCACCAATGCGTGGTAGTCCGCAATCAGCTCCTTCAGCTCCTCGGAAGCGAAGCCCTCCCATACATTGTCGTCATCGATCAGCACAACAGGTGCGTTCATGAACCCGTGAGATGTCACGCGCTCATGCCATGTCGCGTCCTCGTCCAGGCGGATCTCCTCGAAAGGGATCTCGTTCTTCTTCAGCTGGTTCTTCACCAACGTGCAGCGGTGGCAGGACGGTCCGGTTGAAAAGACAGTGATGGTCAAGAGATTCCTTACAGAGAACGCAGGTATGCCACTGCGGGTTCGATGTCGTAATTGATATGAGGAAGGGTCGGTGGCGACTGCGCGATGAACTGCCCACCGTAGATGATTGCCCGGAACACTGCGAAGATCTCCACAGGTGGATTGCGGATGATCTGCCCGACCTGCTCCAGAAGAGAGTCGGCCCCGATGAAGGCGTTCTTCAACTCCTGAACCACGCGGTAGACGGCGGTCATCATCTCGCCGGTTTTATCGTCCGGGGTGTCGGTGTAGATATCGCGGCCCCACACGCTGTTGGCCCCGTGGGCGTAGTCGTACCACCATGCCGGGGTGTTGACCAGGCGATCGTCGCCAATTCCGCGGCCTGCCGGAACGGGCCAACCTGCGGCGCGGTTTCCGTTCGCCACGCCGACTTCACGACATGGGTTGCCATAAGTGACTGCACCGATGATGCGATCCTCGAGGTCAGTGCCCACGATGTAGCGCTTCCACACCATCGAGGTGACAATAGCTCCCTGCGAGTAGCCGACCAGGACGAACTTCGCGGCCGGGAATCGGTCCAACAGCCGCTTCATCTGCCTCAGCAGTTCCGTGATACCAGCGTCCACCGAAGACCCCATCGGGAATGCAGCAGCGGGATAGCCAATCCCCTGCCAGCGGAACAAGTCGAGAACTTCACGCGCCAGGTCAGCCGGATAGCCCGCGTCCCAGCCCGCTCCCGTGCCAGCGACAGTGAACAGCCACGGCTTCAACGCCTCTGGAACACCCAGGGCCTTCTGAGTGGCGAAGTCTAGAATGCCATCAGTACGCAAACCACCCTTGTTGCGCTGGAACGCTTTCACGGCAGCTGTGAGCTCAGGAGTGAACTTTTCAGTCAGCGCGAGCGACTTACCGTATGAGAACTTCGCGCGCAGCTCACCAACAGCTGCGAGAACAGGTAGGCCTTCCATGCCTTCCTGCCAGCCAATCCATGCCATGAGTACTTCTTTCGGAGATGACGAACGGACCCACCAATAGCGGTGGGCCCGTCGTGTTGTGAGTTAGTGAGAGGTGCGGTACTGGTCGATCAATTCCTGAACCAACTCTGGGTTGGCCTTCACCACAGCCTCGACGTGAACGGGGTCAGTCGAGCCCTCATGGAGGATCTTCTCCACCAAGTCCACGGCGGTCTTGTTCTTCTTCAGGAACGTCAAAACCGCAGTAACGCCTGCAAATCCGACCATGAGTCCATGAACCCAGTTGGGCGGCAGGCCATCAGCGATGGCAAGAACAGTTCCTTCCTGAGCGGCGAGCGCGCCGAGGAAGGCTACAAGGGCCTTGTAGATCTCAGGTAGGCGACGTAGGAGATCCATCACTTACCTCCGAACAACTTTCCAATCGGTCCGAGAATCTGCTCTACCGCGTTCCCAACCGTCTTCTCGATGCAGTCGGGAAGCATCTCCCAGGCTTCGTTCTTGGCCTGCTGGATCTCCTCGCGAATGACCTTCTCGACCACCGGCTTGAACTCGCGAACAATCGGCGAAACAAACGCCTGTCCAACAAACTTCGCTACGGCACTCACTTCGCGGCCTCCTTGTAGGCCTCGAGAATCTCCTTCGGCACACTGGCGAGAATCTTCTTGGCACGTGCGATGTTGCCCTTGTCGGTAACAGCGCCTTCGCCTGCAGCAGTGCGGATTACGCGCTGCAGTGCATCCTCATCCCCCAGAACCGCAAGTCGCTCGATGAGCTCGGCGTGCTCCATGCCATCGTCGTTCAACAGCATTCCGGCCAACGTATCCACGGGGCCCTCACCCGGGGTGCGGTAAATCGAACGAGACTCCCAGCGATTGGTCAGCTCGAAGTAGATGCGGTTCAGCTTCAGCCGATCGTCATCAGTGAACATGTCATCCTCTCCAGCCTGAGCTGAGAATTCGAGTAGGTAGTTGTTGAAGACGTCCCACGGAAAGTTCGGCCCCACGTCGGTGTGGTTGCCGATACCAAGGCCGACAGTGATTCCGTTGTGGTCGGTAATTCCGTCAGTGGTAGGAAGCTGCGAATACTTGTTTCCCACAAGGACCTGGACCGGAATCCCGTACTTCACACAGTCCTGCACAGCCAGGTAAGCGGAGACTCGAATTGCTTTGTCGTACTTCTGAAGCCATTCGATGCGGCTCATTGAGGCGTAAGATCCTGCGAACACCTGATTGATCGTGTATCCATTGGCATCCAACACGGACCACGAAGCGTCGTCGGTGTCAACGAGATCCAACGTCTTCCCGTCTGGATCAATCACGTAGTGGTAAGAGACACTCGCACCGGCCATATAGTTGACCAGGTCCATACCAAGTGCGTTGCCCTCTTCGGTGTGGAGAACGATCAGGCGCGGCTTTCGACCATTGCGCGACTGCCAATTTGGAGCCCACTGCCCGATTATGTTCTCTTCTTCAAAGAACCTCGGCGGCAGAACAATCCCAGTGGTCAGTCGGTTGAAGTACTCAACAGCCACTCCCATCGCCTGGTCATAACGATCGGGGAACGCGGAGCGCTGTACCTTCTGGGCACACTGGCCCGGGGTAAGCCCAGGATCGTTGTAATCGAACGCTTTAAGCCCAAACTTGCGAGGGTTCGCCAGATGGTCATAAAACATGGCAGCAGCCTTGTAAGGGTCCATGCGATCATCGAGCGAACCCCACTCAGGAAAGTTCTGCTGCTGAAACTCATTAACGGACGTACCGTCCGATCCCACCGCGTCATACTTGAACCTCTTATCAAGGGACTCTGGGTAATTCGAGTTTGCGTACATCACGAACTTCGACTCCACCCACGCGGTGGCCAGCGCAATGTGGATACCGCGTGAAGTGATGCCGAGATCCTGCCCGCAGCGAATGACGATCCGTGCGATGTCGTCCTTGGTGTAGAACATGAAGCCCTTAAGGGGTGTCAGCGATGATGATGTCGGAGATCTCCACACCTGGTGTCAGGAGGTCTGACTTAAATCCGAGGCCGAAATAGCGCTCGCCCTCACCGTGGTTCACGAGCTGTGTTGTGTCTGTCCAGCTGACAATCGGCGTCAACGAGGTACCGACGTACAGTGAGTACGCATTGGTGAGTGGGTTGTATTCGGCGGTGTAGTTCTGGTTGGTGGCAGTGGTGTACTGCACCGGAGTGACGCGACTCTGCGTGGTAACTGGGCCCGTTCCGGTAACAACCTCGACAGTGTCGTGCTGCCACAAGCCATTCAGAAAGACGCCGTTGTGCTTCAGCGCCGCGTAGTTGGTCATGTCGTAGTTCGAACAGATCGCAATCCACGCGGTGCCAGAACCGAATCGAATCGTGTTGTAGGTCAGGCGAATCGCATCGGTTTTCAATGGTGCGTAGTACAGCATTGCCACGTCGTCAAACAACGTAGGTCCACCACCAGCGCCATCGGTAATCGATGCTGCTGCAACCGCGTTCGGAAGGCTGCGGTACGCGTTGTCGTAGACACGCGGCTTGCCATTCATGATGCGCCATGCAGGATCCACCACGAAGCCGGGAGTGCCAAAGCTATAGCGGTACTGCACGCCGTCGAACTCACCAGACTGAGGCGGCGCATCGGGAAATGGAGCTTCGCTTCGAATCACGGTGCCCTGTAGTTCGAGCCGGGGTTCATCCAAGTCTGGGGTCTGAATGTGCAGAGTCCACGAAGCGCCGCGCGGCAGGGCATTCGAAATAGCCTTGGCCTCAAGGAAGGTCACAGTAGGGCCAGTGACAATACCTTCAAATGTTGCGAGTGTCTGGCTATAAGTGTTCTTGATAGTCAAGAATGCAGTAGTCCCAGATGGGAACCTCTTACCACCACTGAGCGTGTACTTATAGTGAAGCGGATTGTCGCGATTCAGCTCAAGAGGCTGGTTGCTGAGAACCCGAGTCGAAGGCGTCCAAATCGCCATCAAAACTCTCTCTTTCAGTGTATCAGGAGACGCGCTTCGCGAGATTTATCTTGCGGCGCAATGCGATACGCTCTTCTTCGTTCAGTCCGGTAATCTTCGGGAACAGGTCATCCAGGATGTCCGTAAGTCCGGTGACCGCGCCCACCAGCTGATCCAGCCGGTCGCGAAGTTCCGCATTCTCCTTGCGCACTTCCTCGCGGATTGCTGTCGAGATGGCCGAAAGTACCTGCGCCTCATCAACCTTGCGCTTACGTCGACCTGTTGTGAACTCAATGATCTTGCTCAGCACACCACCAGCTGCCAGGGCCCCAAACAGGGAGGCCACAGTCTCGGCGTCCAGATCAATGAGTTCGTCCACCAGGCTCACAACTCGGCCCAATCTGCTACCTCAGCTTCGGGGGCGTAGTGCCCACCTACTTCTGAGTGCATCACCGCCCACTTGCCATCGGTGCGCTGAATGGCTACGGCCAGTCGGTCCGGGGACACGCGAATCTCGGGATTCGTGTTGTCAGTCAATGTGTTTCCTATACAGATGCGGTGTTGTCGTGTCCTGGGACATCGACATCACGTGCCGCCTCAACAACGGAGAGCCCTCTGTCCTCCGGGGGAACGACACCAAGACGATCAACCGCAGCGATATTCATAGCCCGCTCGGTCTCACCCACAGTTGCGCTGCGTTCGCTTTCATTTACCGCGATATCGCGTTCAGTTTGAGGAACATTGACGGATCGATCGACTGGATCGATGTATACGATCTCGCGGATGGATCCGAACCATGCCCACATCGATGCGTTTACCGACAAGTCGGCATCGGCGGTGAACTTCGCCCCGACCGTTCCGGCTCCAAGAACCTCCACCGCCAAGCTGGCAGCAGCCGCGTAGTTCACCTGCGCTGCTGCGGTCACGGCTGCGACCAGGTCTAGGTTGGTATCTGCGACATTGCCACCGGTCGAATCTGGAGTGCTGTCGAACTCAATACCCAGCGTCGCTTGTGCGCTGACAGTTTTATGTGCCTCTGCGGTGATAAAGGCCATCGCCACTAGGTTCGCGGCCAGGCTTCCCTGATACTTCAGTCCAGCTTCAAGGCCAGCACCAATGCCGAGTGCGCCCCCAATGGCTTGCCCGCGTGCTGCCACTGCAGTGACGGCGGTAACCATATTCAGGGCGCTCGTGACACCGAGGTCTACATTCGCACCTGCCAGCAACGACGCCGCCAGGGCGAGGCTCACGTCCGCCACCCCATACTCGGTTGCCGCAGCTGAGGTGGAGGTGTTTACCGCCAGCGAGGCTGCGCCGTTCAGTACCTTGACGATCGCACCGATCGGTGAGGCCGAGAGAAACAGGCTCGACTGAACCTTGGCGTCATACCGATTGATACCAACGGGTGTGGCCGCAGCGGAAAGATTCGCACCCATGGACTGGCCCCGAGAGCCGGTCACGGATGACGTGGCGGTTACTGCCAAGGCTGCACCCACGACAGCGCTGTTAGTCAGTCGTGCGGTGGGCGACGCGATAGCCGATAGATTGGCGTCAGCTGTCCAGGCGACTGGCTCGTACCAGGCGAAGAACCAGATCTGACCAGCACCACCGGGCCGTCCCGGTTTCACACCGATCGTGAAGAATCCGCCCGTGCCTGGACCACCACCGCCACCCGGGGCTACGCCATCATTGTTGGCAGCGGCTGTACCGCCACCAGCGTAGGCATTGCCGTTGTAGGTGATACTTCCGGGCGACTCACCAGGAGTGTTCTTGCCGTTTCCCGCGTAGGCACCAGCACCGCCAGCGCCACCGGCAGCAGTCGTGGTTGAGCCATTGAATGTCGCGGATGATCCGCCCCCAGCTCCACCGGCCTTCTCAATCGGGCCTGCGGAGCCGCTGGCTCCAACCGACCAATCAACATTGGGCGCAGCCCAAGGAGCCCCTGGTGGACGAGTAAGCGTGAAGGTCTGCCATGACCCCTTCTTGCCACCCTCGCCAGTGGTGTTCTGGCCACCATCGCCACCACCACCGCCCCCGCCAGCTCCAAGGAGGATTACATCCACCCGGTTCGCTTCGGGTGGCAGCACGTAAGAACCGGAGCCTGACGTATATGTAGTCGACCCCAGCGCCATTTACGCCGCCAGAGGACCCAGGGACAAGCCGCAGTTAGTCAGGGTCAAGGTGTCGCCAGACTGAACACTCTTCGGGACGGACAGAACAGCCGACCACAGAAAGTTGCCACCAGTTGACGCGTCCCAGATCGAGATATGGGTGATCGTCTCAGTGGCGGTCATCGCCCAGGACGGGTTCGTTCCGGTCAGCGCGATTGCACCAGATGCAGCCGCAGCGAACGCAGCCTGACTCCTCGCCGTCACAGCCGATCCTGCTGCAGTGCCAGCAGCGCCAGGGTCTGCGGTGTGAAGGCGTACCCACAGGCCACCAGGCTGAGCCCAGGCGGTTCCACCTCGTAGGTGGTCAAGAATCTTGTTGGCGAGGTTGGCAGTGTGAAGACCAACGGTCATTCGGAATCCTTTGAATCACTTGGTCGCTCTACCTCAGCGTCTGCCCACGCCGTTAGAGCGAAAACGCTCCCAGTAGGTTCGTTCACCTACATCTCCTTGATTTCGACCGTGAAAGTTCGGTCATCTTCACGACCACCGTTGGTAATGACATGAACGGTGACGTCGTACTTACTTCCGGCTGCACCGGCAGAGACCCAAACAGTCAATGCGTCAACCGTGTTAGAGACAGTTCCGACAGTCAGGCCACCAGTTGGGGACACCGTCGCCGTTGCCGACGTGATCGTGTCGCCAGGGGCAAGCCAGTCAGCCCAATTCAGGGTGTAGTCGAGAACCGCGTCAGGATCCTGCTTAAATGTCCTGAGCGACAAGGTAACTCCCTAAGACTTATGAATGGATTCGTAACCCATTGCCGAAAGCGCCGCATCATGTGACGAGCACTCCTCAATCCGGCACAGCGGAGTCAGCCCATTGGCTGGGTTGAAGTCCGCGTCGAGAACTACCGCGTTCTCGTCCGACAGGAAGACGTCAACTGTCTTCGGCAGGTGGAGCATGTTCACCGGGATACCAAGCAGATTGCCCAGGGACTCGGCAGACGCAACAGTGATCAGTAGGTACCACGTTGTGTCACCATCCGAGCAGCGGTAGTGATTGGTCTTCGGGCAGAACTGCGGTAGAAATTCCGAAATCAGTTCAGCTGTATGCATTAACCCTCTTTCCAGAAGACCCACAGCACACCACTAGCCCCGGGCCCCCCTGTACCGCCCGATCCTTTACTTCCGGTGTCGTAGCCAGCGCCACCACCACCGCCGCCACCGCCACCACCGGGGTATCCGCCAGCGCCGCCATTGCCGCCCTTGGCCTGAGCCAAAGTGCCGGTCGGGTTTCCGCCTCCGCCACCACCACCGCCGCCACCGCCACATTTAGTGTCAGCGCCAGCGGAGACCGACTCTCCAGCCGTCCCATTTGTTGCCGGTAGTGCGCTAGGCGATCCACCAGTTCCGCCTCCCGCAGACGCGGACGCAACTCCGGTTCGACCTGTGGTTCCATAGTTGGCTGACGTTCCGGCTTTGTAGCCACCGGTACCACCGGCCCCACCACTTCCAGGTGTGGACGACGTTGCCAGGAAGGCGAATTCGCTCCTGCTTTGGATACCGCCAGCACCAGCGACAGTTGTTAGATATGACCCAAACGATGTGTCATTGCCATTCGTTCCGATTGTTACGTCAACCGGCCAAGTAATGGCAGATGGATCCAAGCTTAGCTTCAGGAACCCACCGTTCAGACCGCCAGAACCGGCAGCCCCACCGGCTGATGTAGTGCCACTAGATCCACCAAACCCGTTGCTACCAGAGCCAATTCCGATAACGATAACTTCGCTAAGATTTGCAGCCGGTTTCCCGTAGGACTGCGATGAAACGATTGTGTCCACGGTGTAGCCGTTGATTACGGCTTGCTTGATCGCCTCGATAGTCGTCTTGACTTCAGCTGGCGAGCCAGTCGCGGACGATCCGCCGAACCAGCCATTAGTGATCGCCTGGAAGCCCCCGACAACGACGTTCCCGAGATCTACCAGGCCCTCAACGGCACTCTTCGCCACCTCACCAACCAGCTTTGAGGCGTCGTAGCCACCTTCGCCATTCAGGTGCGATGTCTTGCCAGTGATGGCATTCCACCAGTCCTTGACATCCTGGAGAGCCTGGTTGATTGGCGTGACCAAAACACCACGGAAGATGTCAATGACCTGGTTGATCATGGAGTTGATGCCGTTAAGCACTCCCCCAAGGCCCGCGATCATGTCCTGCGCAAACTGGCCAGAAACGATCTTCGAAGCATCAAGCCCGGGAATAACGCTGCCCGACAGCAGGCCACCGATCAGTGTGGCGAGCTTCCCCACAGGGGCGAGGATCATGTCAATGAAGTCAGCCGCTGCCGCAAGTGGATTGAATGACGGCGAGTTGAAGTCTATATGCGCGAGGAACTTCTTTAGATTGTCGAACCAGAGCTTCAGCTCAGCGATTCCGCCATCAGCGATGCCGGTGATCCACTTGACGATGTCACCGAGAAGTGGAACTTCCTTGAGGCTGTTGAGGAATGCCTCCATTCCCTCGTCCAGATTGATATTCAACCCAGGGAACAGGCGATTTACCAACGCCTCGAGGATCGCAAGAGGCAATCCCAGTGCCGCATTCAATCCATGGAAGATCGCATCAGAGGCGTTATTCAGTGAACTGTTGTTCTGAACGCGCTGCTTGAGCATCTCCTCAATGGGACCACGCGTTCGGCCAGCTAGATTGCCAAGTCCCGCACCAACAACGCCACCGTCATGTCCAGATAGGTCATACCCACTCGGATCGCTGCCAGTTGGCATCGTCATGGGTTACTCCTTGGATTTGATGTACTCAGTGAGCAGGATCAATTTCTTGATCTCGGACTCGAACTGCTTGGAGATCTTGGCGCGCTCCTCATCGGAACCAGCTGCCTTGATCTTCTTGAGAAGTTCCGCATACTCGGGATGTTCTTCAGCGATATACCCAAGAACCTCTTCGGCTTTCGCCTTCAGGTCATTGGACTTACCGAAGTCTTCTGGCTTCTCATTCACAATGTCCGCGACCGCGAACTGGCCCCCACCTACAGCCCACTTCGTGGCGAGCTCGGGGTGCCAACGCAATCCGAGTTCCCACCACAGTTCAGAAGTGGGTTCCCAAGACTGAACGATCGCCATAACCTGGTTCGGATTCGCACCTGGTCGCGGATCAACCATGCCTACGCCAAGGACCCAGGCCATTCCCTTAGGGTGCTCTGGATCGGGCGGATGAACATTAACCGGAGGCATCTGCTCCTACCTCTATTGTCTCACGAATAAGCCTGCAGGCCAGCACTAACTAATGAGGTGGACACCGATGTTCTGGAGGATGTCCTTGATCTTCTTAGTTAGCCGAGCAAGACGTTCACCGACCGACATTGCGGCCTTGTTCTGCCCGATCTTCACCTGGACGCTGAGTGGCGTATTGGACGCGTTATCCCACGAAGGAATGATCTCCTCGACCTGGGAAACGAAAATTCGGTCACCGTATCCACGGCTAGTGGAACCGACACGGGAACCAATTGCGAAGTGTGCACCCGGAATAATCCACGAGTTACCCCTCAATGACAGTGTATGCGAGGTCTCAGACTTCGACGCCAGAAAACCACCACGTAGAGCGGCCAGCGCAGACAGCGACCACGAGTTGTTTTCGGCACCCTGCTGGTACAGCTCCCAAAGGTGAACCCACCCAAGGTTCTTCGCGCGGCCAGTGTTCTTCCACTCCAACCACGCGGCGATCGTGCCCACCAGGAATGGCATGATCACATCAGCTGCGATGGTTCCCGCCGACGAGAATCCACCAAGTAGGAAGTAGCCCAGGATATTTCCGGTGGTCTCGATGATCAAACGTGCAATGGCATCCGCTGCCGGGTTGTCACCACCAACCACCACAGACACTGCAGTGGCAGGGCTCCACGTGAGCTCGCTGGTCTCGACTGGAGACCAGCTCGAATCTCTGATGACCAACCACGGCATTTGCGCCAAGGTGGCAAGCCACCCACTCCCGTAGTACTCGTCAGGGTGGTAAGTCTCATCATCTGCGATGACTGACGCGGTGTCCTCAATGAAGCCACCGACATACTGCACGACCGAACGGACCATGCCATCTGCGATCGTTCCGCCGAGGAAGGTTCCGCCAAGGATTGGGTTGTAATAACCGCTGTCGTCAACGATCTCGAAGATCAAAGCGCCATTCGCGGGCGTTTCAACGAACAGAATGCCATTCTCAGTCTCACCCTCATCGGAGAAGCAGCGCCTCCACCTGATGGTCAGCTGTGCATCCTCCAAGGCGTCCGCGATTACCGAATCGATCGGGTTCATGCGGGTACCGAGGACGGTCCACAGGGACGAATCATCAAGCGGCAGTGGATTGGCCTTGATGTGACACTGCCAGTTTTCCCACTCGGTAGGCAGTAGCCCTAGCCACTGACTCAAATCGAATGGATCGTCTGGCAGGTGGTAGATCGGTGCCTGCACCCGAATCAGGTTGATCAGGATCATGATCGAGCAGGCCCATTTCGCGGGGCCCAGGATGGGCAGCACCCTTGGCCACTGGAAAACTGGGATGGGCAGGGCCGGATTCGGTGGGCCCAAAAGGAACTGGAGGAACTGGAGGTCGTCGTTGAACGTCAGCTCCATGTACGCCATGCCATCTCGCATCTTCTTGGCATGGTGGTGAAGCAATCCCGTCCAACGGAGCTTGCCGCCGAAGAAGTCGATGCGGATGACAACGTTCTTGCGCGCGTGAGGATCATCAGGAATGGAGCGCATCCACTCCGAGATGTAGTGATCGAAACGCAGCTCAAGCACGCCCTGAGTGGAGGTGTTCTTCTTGAACGGGAACGAGGCCTTGATAGTGTCGCGGTAATCGACACGTCCGTAGTACTCCAGGCCTGGCGATCCGTCTTCCTTGTTGCGCCAGAAGGAGATCACCGGCTTTGCCATGCGAAGCCACATCAGCTCCTGGCGATAGGCCTCGACAGACTCATTGATGCCCGAGATCTCCTCGAGCGTCCTTAGACTCATACAGCCCCCACTGGACGGCTCCAGGGGCGCGAGTACCACTTGGGCACCTCAAGCTGGAGGCGATAGCCACCAACGGCGTCCTTTACCTGAACCGGAAGGCGGCTATAAGTTCCTCCAGCAATCGGGTACAGAAGATCCTTACCCTTCCAAAGTCCCTGAAGGTGAATGCGGTTGGCTGCCATAAGGGTTTGCACTCGCGGGTCTGAGTTAGCAACACAGCCAGCACCCTTTGGCAGGTACGGGAGTTCGACTGTTCTACCCGAGTCCTGGATGCCTCGCCCATACTCTTCGTTGCCAAAGGAGAAGTCGGGTAGACGCCAGCGCGCCTGATCGGTGAGAGTCCACTTAGGCCAGACGGGAACGTCACAGTCGACGTCAAGCTTGAAAGTGGTTCGACCACTGGCAGTGTCGCCGTCCCACTCGTAGAAGTCCGAGGGCCCCACAAAGAACGGCAACTCAGCGGCAACCGTCATCACGACAGTGCTGCAGGCATACAGCGCGGGGTCCTTACCCTCCCAGGGACCGTCTTCGTATGCCCGAGGCTCTTCGAGTAGACGAACCCTCAAATCCCGGTAGCCATCCGAGGTGGTGAATCGGATGATCGCTTCCTTCACGTAGTCAAATGCGAAGCGCCACTTGGAATCGACTGTGCGCCAAACCTCAGGGTCTCCCCCGTCATCAAAGATGTTGACGGTGAATACGACGTCCCTTCGCTCCCATCGGAAGTCAACGAACGTCTGTCCATACGCACCCGGAAGCCACATCGACTTGACCGGGGCATCGATCATCCCCTTGAGCTTGGGCATGAGTTCCACACCCTGCTCGCCCTTACCGGGCCCGGAGATACAGAAGTACTCTCCGTGCACGCCGAAGATCTCAATCTTCGCGGTGTAATCGATTGTGTCCATCACAAGTTTCCGTAGAGTGGAAATGAAACGCGGAGCGGCAGCGTGTGTTTAGCCGTACTTGGAGATGTATGGCATCGCTGCCTGCGCATCCGAGGTCGCCTGAACCCTCTTGAATTCATCAAGGTTCGTGACGTGGTACTGACGGTTGTCGTTGACCAACTTCGGAACGCCGGTCTGCTGCGGCTGACGCGAAGGCAGCATTGGGATACCCGAGGCAGACTGGGTGGATCCACCAGTGGCGGTACCAACCAATAGCGACGAGAGGATGTTCACGGCACCGGAGATGGCCTGGCCACCCATCTGGAAACCGGCCTGAATACCCTGCCCTGCAGCTCCACCAGCGCCAGGTGCGGCGGTGTTGATACCCATAGAGGCAGCCATCGCGGCTAGGCCACCAATGGCTCCTGCAGCGCCCTTGATCGCTCCCGAGACACTGGGGTTGTTGTGCTCCTGTGAGGTGGGTGCAGCACCCAGAGTCGCGCGCATGTCTGGCTGATCGGTAGGAGATGCGCCAGGCTGTGCACCTGGATCACCTGCCTGTGGACCGGCACCCATAGCGGCACCGGCACCACCAATCTCAGTCAATGCGTCATTGACCTGGGGAAGAGCGCCAGGGTCAGGAGCGGGAGCAGTCGCCCCGGGCCCCGGCGCGCCTCCGGTCGAAGGGACCGCACCCGCTGCGCCAATAGATGGCACCTGAACAGCGGGAGCAGGCTGCTGCTCGGGCTGATCTAGGTCTAGCGGTCCAGGAGTCTGGCCACCAGCTCCAGGTGCAGGAGGAGGCGGAATGAAGAGCGGGAATCCACCGTCAGCGAATCCCTTGGCGACGTTGCGGGGGATCTTCTTGCTGTTGAGCGCATCGAACAGCGCGGGCCCATAGAACTGGGTCGCATCCCCACTAGTGCGGTATTCACCTGTCGACAGCCATGCCAAGTCGTTGGCCCAGCCACCATCGGCAAAACCGACACCACGTCCGATCTGGTTTGGCGATCCGTCCTTGTTAACGCCCCATCGCTTGATGGTGTAGTTGATGGCAGCGGCGATCTGGGATACCGGGTCGTTGATACTTCCCGACCCGATGTTTTCGACCTTGTAGGAGTCGAAAGTGGTTGGCAGGAAGTTAAATAGACCCTGGACGGTTTGCCTTCCACCCTTGCCATCCGTGTCGTTAGGGTTGATCGAGAACGGATCACCCTTCGACTCGGTCCAGATCTGCTCCTCAAGGGGCTTCTGCCACAAGGAGGGGTCCACACCCATGGCCGCACAGATTTGTGCGATGAGCGCTCCATAGCGCGCGTGGATCTGCTCCTTCGTGGTCGACTGCCCGAGACCACTCGTAGGAGCCCCACCCTTGCCCGAGCTGTATGCACTCGGATCGAATGACATCCCGTTGGCCGCTAGTTTCTGCTGCAGCTGAGGGCTCAAGCCTGCGACACCGCTTGAGTAGTCAGACATCGCCTGGTCGGCAATATCAGCGCCCGAGTTGGATCCGTTGAGTGCGCTCATGAACTTGTCGAGCGGGTTTGAGTTCTTCCTAGGCTCGTCGCTCAGGTAGTAGTTGCCGATCTGCTGAGCTGCCTGGACATACGACAAGTCAAGGCCGAAGATTCCGGCCAACGCCTGAAGACCGACCTGGCCGACCTGCTTTGCGATCGACACTGGCTGAATGTTGTCAGGCAGAGTCTTCAAGGCTGCCAAAAGGTTTGGCGTACCCGATCCACCGCCCTGCTGGTAGATATTCGGCAGCATCGATCGCCCACCAGGCAAAGGAATAGACCAGCTCTGACGGGTATGAACGTGGTCGGTGTGCCCACTCCAGTCGTCGCGGTAGTAGTCCTCAATCGACTGGTTAGCGCCACGGTCGCCTGGATCAACGCCGATCTTGGTTCCGTCACGAGGATCCATGAAGATGACCTGCTCCATGCCAGGAACAGACTTCACGTACTCCGCGAAAGCACGAAGGTTCTCGGGCGGACCAGTCCAGTCAATGCCCTTGTTCAGTCCACTCTTTTCCTGGTGCCCCGGATATGTGGATGCCTTCAGTCCGAAGGCTGAGCCGAGCTGGTTGACCCAGTCGGGGAACTTGACTCCCTGTCCGCCGAATCCTTCACTATTAGATCCGACCGCAATGCCATATGGCTCGCGGATATCAGGTACCCCGCCACCAAGTGCAATGTCCGCACCCGGGACGCTGAAATCAGCTCCAGGGCCCGGTGTTACAGGTGTATCGCCAAGATGCGGGGCTGGCTTACCGATCGAAGGCGCTGCGCCACCAGGGTTTAGCGTCTGCTTCGGGCCAATCGGCGGAAGGTCAGGCGCAGGCGCAGGTCGCGGTGGAGGTGCAGGAAGGGGTGCTGGCGCGGGTGCAGGTGCTGGAGCGGGTGCCACTGGCTCGGGCATGAATCCAGGCGCGACAGCTGGCATCGGCGCGATACCACCACCGCCGATAGGGCCGATAGGGCTTGGCACCGGCATAGGAGGCTGCTGTGGGATATCGAACGGGAATCCACCGCCGAAGTGGCGAGGAATCCTCTTATTGTTCAGGTCATCAAACAGCTTGACGCCGTAGTAACTAACGGCATCCGCATTGGTGATGTGCTCGTATGGCGAGACGCGAACCAGGTTCATGTCGTCGCGCGGGCCACCGATTCCCCGAACGAGACCGCCGTCCTTGAACTTCTGGACATCTAGAAGCTGAGCAGTGGCATCAGCAGTCAGGTGAGTCTCGTACTGGCCGTCGCGAACCTTGGTGGTCGAACCGATCGTCTCGTCAACGTTCGGATCGCGGTCGGTGGTGATGACACCATTACCGTCCTGACCGATCGCAATGTGCGACGAGTCATTCAGTCCGCCAAAAGGCCCGAAGATCGCAACACCACGGCCACCAGGCTTGAAGCGCCCCTGTCCGTTCGATGCCTCGTTGACCTGGCGCTTGTCCGCACCATGCTGGCCCAGCGAGCTCGGGATGTCACTAAGACCGATCAGCGGGGCCGCGAGATCGATGGTCCCAGTGGACTTCAGTACCGAAGTGAAATCGTGCGGGATAGCTCCAGTGGCCTGTCCAGCAGAGATGCGAGGCGTGTTAACAGCGGCAGGCATCCACGGAAAGATGTTGTGGCTCTGTAGAATATCGTTATATGCCTTGTCGACCTTCTCCTTGGCCTTCTGGTCACCACGCAGACCGGCCACGAAAGTGTCAAGGTCAATGCCGCGCTCGTTCCACAGCTCAGCGTCACCACGCCAGACATCGCTCGAACCGATGATCGACTTCAGCTGCTCCTGGCCAGCGCCAAGAAGCTGATTGCGCTGTACGTCGTTGCCAGGGAGCATCGCCGCAAGAAGCTGGGCATCGCTCTGAACCAACTTTGAGCGGCGAGCGTCCTCAAAGAGGTTCCTATCCCCCAGGCCGGGGATGGCGTACTTCTGGGCGCTCTTCGCGGTCTCGGTTACACCCTGCGCGTTGAGGTTGCCAGTGACGTCGTCAATAGCACCCTTCAGTCCATCGAGGGCAACCCTCTGCCTATCAGCGTCTTCGGCAGCCTTGCGGTGAGACTCTCCGAGCTTGTCGATGGCGATGATCGCGCTGCCCACGGCAGCAGTAAGCGCCAATGGTCCGAACAGGGCCCCGGCTAGCGCGCCAACACGGGTGAGCATCGAAGCCCTACCGGCCCCACCGATCTTCTCCCCAGCACGTGTGGCCGCGTCACCAATATCGTTGATGCCCTTGCGAGCATTGCCTGCCGCAGTAGTAGTCGCGGTGAGCTTGGGCTCAACCTCTTTAACCTTGCGACCGAAAGCGTCGTACCGGTTACCTGCGCGGTCTACAGCTTCACCGAAACGCAGGGCCTCCTCACGCGCCTGACGGCTCGAGAGACCAGGAAGCTCCTCGCCCTTGGCAACACGAAGGTTGCGCGCCGTAGCCTGAACGCCAGGGATGTTGCGAGTCCCCTCGAAACGTGCAGCGGCCTCAACAACCTTGTTGTAGTTCTTCCATGCCCCAGTGAGCCCCTCAAGAATGGGCTTGACCGTGCGGTACGTCAGATAGACCTTCAGCAGGGTGGAGAGCGCATGCGTGTGCTGCTCAATCCACCTCGCGGAGCTGATGAATACACCGAGGGTTCCTAGCATCGCTGCCGACCATTCGCGTGCAGCCTCTACCGCATCACCGATACCACCCTTGACACGCTTCAACGCATCCCAGAGGCGATCAATGAAGTCGCGAGCCTCACCGAAGTACTTCGCCAGCATGTTCTGGCCACGCGTGGACTTCAGGAAGTCGTCAAGCTTCTTCGTTCCATCGGCCAACGAGGAGATGAATCCGCCCTTGTGACCGGAAGCCTTGTCGAAGGCAGCGGCCACCGAGGAGACGATCCCGCCGATATTCAACAGCGAGTTGCCGAGGTCACCGATAGCCTTCAGACCTGAGTCAATCCAGCGGTCTAGCGAACCGTCAGTGGAAACTCGCTTGGTGAACCGATCGAAGCGATCGAAGACCGAAGAGAACGCATTACCAATGCGTGGCAGGAAGTCCGAGGACTCCTTGGTCAACCGGGTGAAGCCACTGATCAGTGGGTCCATTCCCCGGGCCATGTTGCGCCAGAAGATGTCAGTGTTGCCGAAGATCGCGGACATCAATCCCTGGTTGGCGTTGCCGCCGACAGAGGACAGCGCGCTCCTCAGGGCAGCGTTGATTCCGCTTGCGGTGCGACGGATTCCGATGGACAGTCCCGGCAGGGCCTTCTGACCTAGCTCCGTAATCGCTACGTCAAGGCCCTCGCTAAGCGCGTCCTGAGAGCTCTGCTGAAGTTCATGCCATGCACCGGATAGCCCATGGACCGCCTCGACGGTCTTGCGCATGTTTGGCGACAGCTGGCCGAGCGCCTTGTCTACCTCTGAGATCTTCGAGGCGCTGAGAGCCTCTGTGTTCTTTGCAATCTGGTCGAGGGCATCAAGTACCCGATCCGCACCTTCTACGCCCTGAGCGTTCGCGTCAGCGGCATCCTGCGCAGTCCTCTGCGCCCTGGTCTGGACCTCCTGTAGGTGATCCAGTGCCTGAAGGTACGAAAGCTGGTCACGCTTCAACTCGGTAAGCGAACGCTGACCACCCTCACGAATGCGGTCAGCAGCCTCCTGTACGGACAGAACAGCATCCGCCACGTTCAGGGACGAACGACGGTTCTCCGCATTCAGGTCCTGAATCTCGCGGATAGTGTCGCGAACAGCCATGCGATACGAGCGATACGAGCTCTCCACATTGCGGTTCGCAGTGGCGATCTCACGCGCACGTGTCGTTGCGTCCTTGGAGTCTGCCGAGTATGCCTTGAATGCAGCGCCAACACCATTGAGACCAACGGCAAGTGCGCCAACCGATGCCAGTGCGCCGCCAAGTAGGCCAGGAAGCGCGAAGGCGCTCTTAGCCAACGCGTCTAGGCCCGACGTTGCGCTACCAGCCGCATACGCGAGAGCCGGTAGGGCGTCGAGCCCAATTACCTTGATGTTTAGGCGAAGTGCCTTAGAAAGAGAGTTCCGCTTGAAGATGTGCTCAACCTGCGAAAGGTCGCGACGGAACGTCTGGAGATCTGCCCGAACGGGGATCGAAACCGCATTCAGTTCCTGGCGCTGACGCCAAGCCTGTACTTCTGCTTCGGCCTTGCCGAGCTGCGGGTCAAATTCGATCTTGATGTGATCGAACTTCATCGCGTTGAGGCGGCGATCCGCCTCAGTCTTGAACCCACGCAGAGTAGGGACAATGCGGATTGCGGCCTCACCCACTAGGGTGGCAGCCATTTAGTCTCCTGGACTATTGACGCTGTGTCCGTTCGCGATTGCGCTGCTGCGCGCGCTCGACAGCGTTCTTGGTTTTGATCAACTTCCGCTGGAGACGCAATTCGAGGCCCGGAATGACAGGACCCGGCAAGGACTTACCGATCTGCACCTCAACGAGGCGCTTCAACCACGCGATATCTTCGGTATGCCCGAAGATGCGTACCTTGTGGGGACCGTCATCACTGTCCTTACGAGACCCCATCCATTCGATAGTTTCCGGGTCGTTGAGAACAGCCTCATTGGTCAGAGTGCCCTGGATATTCATCAGGGTGTCAAAGAATCCGAGTAGCTCATCAATGGGCCGCTTGCGTCGCCATCGGCCATCGCCAACCGGCTCCCACTGGAAGTACTCGTATGCAGAGAAATGAAGAAGGTGCTGGCAATCCCAGCAGATCGCTGACCAGTAACGGTCAACGATCGTGATTAGTCTTTTAGGCCCTCATCACCCGGCGCTCCGAAGAAGTGGCGCAGGTAGAGGGTGTTGAAGTTCTCCCACACGTGCTTTGGCAGCGGGTCGAACAGCTCATGGACGGCGTCGTACAGATCACCGAACAAGGCGCGCTCACCGGCCTCAATCGTCGGGGCGGAACGCCACGCGTTCACCTGCGCCTGAGTTGGCTCAAGGAACTTTAGTCCCTGGAACTCCAGCGGAGGGATAGCATTTTCAGTCTGGAGCTTCTCCCAGACTGAATCGGTGTTCTTTGCAGTAGCCACTTGATCTGCTCCTATCGAAAGTGGTTGTTACAGAGGTAATCCCCAGCCCCGCAGCGCTGCCGCAGGGCCGGGGAAAGTCATTGAATTGCCAGGATCAGCTGACGGTGATAGTTACCGTCGAGGCCTTGCCCTGGTAGGTCGCGGTAATAGTCGCGCTACCGGTTGCGACACCAGTGACCTTGCCGTGCTTATCAACCGACGCCTTGGTAGGTGCCGAGCTGGTGTACTTGGCGATCGGGGTGTAGTTGATCCCATTGTCACCGGTCACGGTGATCTGCGAGGAAGCCGCCACGGCCACGGTCGCAGTCGTAGGAGTCGCGGTGATCGAAGCGATCGGAGCCACGAAGCCGGTCTTGTCGACCAGGCGTAGCCAGCCAGGTCCGCACCAACCCTGTAGGACCGAGAAGCCCATTTCCTTGTCGCGGAAGGCCTGGAACGTCATCTTGTAGGTGACCGCTCCGTCGTCCTTGCTGTCCTGGTTATCGACCTTCACCAGCTTGGTACGCGGCATGATGTAGTAGGCGAAGAGATCCTCACCGTTCACGTCATCGCTGGCCACCAGGTAGGCGCGGTAGAAGATGTTGCGCGGCAGAGTGGGAGCCTTCAGGGTCACACCACCACCGGGCGAAACCTCGAGGTTGGTGCTATCGAAGACAGTTCCCCAGAACTTCTCCAGCACAACCTTCTTGGTCTCAAGGAACTCAGCCTCGAACTGAACGGTGCGCTTGGAGATGATGGTGCGCGCAGGCTCCGCGTCACCGTAGGACTCGATGTCAGTCGAATCGATGTTGTGGGTGATCGAGACACCGGCCTTCTTCTCGATCATGCCTGCAGACTCGGCGGTCGCGGGCACGTCAAGGTCGCCGGTAACTAGATCCTCGAGAGTCGCGACAGCGGGGTTATCCATGTCATCGAACAGGATCGCGAAGTGCATGTTCGCACGGATGAGATCGTTGTTCGCGTCGCGAATGGTCTCAAAATCAGCCATGAGCTAGAGATGTCCTTGTTAGGGAAGCGATTTGATGATCTGCCGGTACTTCGGCAGCCCTTCGGGCTCGCGGAGCGAGATCTTGAAGGAGATGGGGATGAATTTCTCGTCCACGTAGTTCTCAGGTACGAGCTGTGGACCGAGCCACTCCTCCGACTTGCGGATCGTGGTTGTATCGCCATCTGGCAGGGTGATCGGAAGTCCCGTCACCACTTCGTCATCCATCATTCGACGGACGAAACGGATTAGTTTCCAAGACTCTTTGCGAGTCGGCGTAATAGCGGCGATCTGGATTACTGCCTGATCCATGCGGAGTGAGGGATCAAACCGTCCAGGCTGTCGCCATACCCGCAGAGTGGGCTGCGTACCACCAACTTCCTCACCTGGAGAAAGGCTGTACCAACCTGGCGGAAGCCAAGTGCATACCTTGACCTTGTCTCCAAGGAGCCGCGAAAGATAGCTCATAACAAGCTCTTCCGCGTCGGTATCATCGTCCTCGTACCAGTCGGGAAGTTCCAACATGGTCATAGAGGCGGCAATTCTGCGTAGAGGGCTGAGCGAAGCGCTCCCGAACCCTGGTAAATGGATCCGTGCTGGCCCTCAGATGGGTTCTTGCGTCCCATCTCATCTGCGAGTGCGTAACGCACTCCAACAGTGATTTGGCCAATCCAGCGATCAGTTTTGTATCCACCGATGAACACTTCGGCAGAAACCGCACCGGCCATAGCGCCCGGGTGACGGTCGCTCTGCTGCTTGGGTCGAGCCTCAAGGCTGGTCACGTAATTGACTGCGACCTTGGCGGTGTACTCGCCAGTTAGCGCATGAAGTCGTGTCCCTACAAGGATTTGCGCGAGAGCCGGGTTCGGATCCTTGTAAAAGTAGGCAAGCCCACCCTCGGCGTGACGTTCGAGCGGATAGCCCTTGTCAGCGTCAGTTGATGGTGGCATCTACGGTTACCCAGTGATATTCAGGTGGAGTACCGGTCATCAACTGGGGGTAGTCCCACATGCCAGTCGAAGTGACCTTGTACTTCACTTCATTGATGACTAGACGGTCACCGAACTTCACCTTGATGGCGTTCTTGTTCGGGATCCCAATCTGGCCAGTGGTATTCGAGGACTCTTGGCGATCCAGAGAGGAAAACGGAGCCTGTCCACCCATGATCAATCCATAGACGGTTCCGACACACCCAACGCCACCTTCGAGGCGAATAACGTTGCCGTGCTCGTCAATCGGGTCTCCGTGCTCATCCCGGCTATGCACTGCCCGGTAGACCTTCGCTGACAGCGAGCCGCGCCTAATCACAGATGCTCGCTCTCCATCCACCCCGGATCCCATGGGTTGAAATACGGAAGTGGCTTGTCGAACCCGAGGATTCGCACGTAGCCGAGAACCATGTCCATGTCATCTCGACAAGTCCCCTGCACCCAGAGCTGTCCGCTAGGGCGGTACTTCTGGAGAAAGGCCTTCTCAGCGTCTGTAAAGAACCCGTTCGGGTATGCAAGACGGTCGTACGAAGCGGACTCGGGGCCCTTGACCTCGTAGGTGACGTGGCGGGGGTTTTCGAACTCCCTGCGCGCAGCTGCGGCGACAATGCCGCGAACTGTGACAGAAACCGTGTCACGATCCGGCCAGAGCTTGCCCGAGATCATTCGAGCCCACCCGGAGGCCACGCGGAGAATGAACCTCGCGCGGGCCTTGTCGTCGTCATCGAAGACGACGCCCATCCAGGTGGCTAGCTCATCTGCAGTGGCAAGCTGGTCGGGAAAATCGTCGGCCATCTTGCCTCCCGATCAGGCGACAGTGATGGTGTAGTTGTCCGTAACCGAACCGATAGTCGCGGTGATCTTGGCGGTACCTGCGGCCACACCGGTCACGACGCCGTTCGCGTCAACGGTCGCCTTGGCAGGGGTGTCCGAGACCCAAGTGACCATCGAGTCACCGGCACGGTTGTCTAGGTTGGAATCAACCAACGAGAGCGCGCGAGTCGCACCTACAGCCACATCGCCCTTGTTGCCGATGGCAACCGACGTTGCGGCGAGCTGGATACGAGCTGCGCGGACAAACCCGGGATCGGGATCAACCACGGCCTTGTATCCGGCCCAGGTGTCGACCAACGAACGGTCAGTAGTGATCTGCGAGTCGTAGTCACCCAGCCAACGCAGGCCAATTCCATTCTCGGAACCAACAGTCGACACAGCGACGTTGTTGGAGAACGGCTTACCAGGTGCGCGGGTAACCAGCACGAAGGCAGTTGGGTGGAACAGGAACGCCGCACCGTGAGGGATGGTGTCCACCACAACCACGTCATATCCGGCCAGACGACCGATACGGGCGTTGGTCAGGCGGTCAGCACCGGCCTGTCCTGCCGAGTCGTAGCGCACGAAACGGTCATCAAGAAGCAGGGCCTCTTCGACAGCCGATCCGACAAGAAGGACGCGTCCCTCACGGGGAACGAAAGCGTCATTGAGCTGACGACGGGCGTGGATCACCGCGTTGTAGATCGCATCCGCCGCAGCGGTGTGCACCTGCTGGTACGGAGCGTCAACAATGGTGGTCGCGACACCGGCCTCGAGCTTCTCGCTGACAGAGCGAACCTGACGCGGAAGAACATCCACAGCGAAGCTGCGAACGTCAAGCTCGCGCTCCTCATCGGTCAGAGCGATCAGGTTGTACACCACGTCGTTCAGACGGACGTCGACCGAGGTCTCAGTCAGGTCGCTGACCTGCATAAGACGGTCCTGCCCAGTCGCGCGCAGCTTGCGCGTGTGAGCGATGGTTGGCTGCGGGATGCGGATGGTGATGGTGTCGTTGTACTTGCCACCGAAGTCACCAAGGCCGTCCTTCCACACAAAGTGTGGGAGAACAAGATCCGACTGCAGCATGCCGAGGATCGTGTTAATGATCACGGTCGGCTTCAGGAATGCGTTAGCCATAAGCTACGAAATGTCCTTGGATTAAAGGGAAACCGGGTTAGCGTCGAGTGGTGAGCCCACCGCGCTCGCGGTCCTGCTTGATCTGATCGAGGATCGATGCGGTCATCGCCTCGTCCGAGTCCTCACTGGACCCGCCTCCACCACTCTGACCCTTACGAGGTCCATCGCCCTGTGGCGCAGTATCTTTCGGAGCCTTCTGCGCAGGCGTCTTCTTGGTGTTTGACCCGCCCTCACTCAGGACGTCGAGTAGTTCTTGTGCGTCGGCACGCATCGCATCTTCGTCATCTCCCGTGATACGGGAGGCGAATCGGACTGGAAGTCCAATCTCTTCGGCGATCTCACGCGCGAGATTGTTGCGATCGGTAGATGCCTTGAATTCGCGGAGCTGCTGAAGCTCGTTTGCCAGAGCGGCCTTTTCAGTCTCCCAACGCTGCGCGTCGGTCTGACCAGCTGCCTCAAACTGCTTGAGGCGCTCTACCTCTGCCTTTAGTGTATCACGCTCTGCGGTAAGGGGATCGAGCTTGTTCTTACGATCACGCGCAAGGCGGTCAGTGACCAGTTTGTTTCCCCACTCGGTAGCAGCTTCCTTGCTCTCGAAGCTCCACCAGTTGTTTGCCGCAGGAGGGGTGATATCCGCTCCGTCATTGCCGGAATCGTCGCCTGCCCCAGCGTCATTCCCAGCATCCTCGGACCCGCCCATGATGGGCCAGATAGGGCCGCGCGAGGTGAAACCAATAGCCTTAAGGCCGGTGGTTGGGTGAATGGGCATCAGTGATTCGCTCACTGCATTCTCTTCTCTCCGAACCGTTTTCGGTCGTTCGTGAAACCGTCCTGGCTACGCAGCCAGTTGCGAAAGGCGCGTGTTCGCCCACTCCACCTGGGGAGAATTACGGCTGAATCCTGCGCCGAGGAGAGCTCGCGATCGGCTCTCAAGTTCTTTGCGCACCTTGCCTAGATCGGGTGTGGTGCGCTTGAAAGGGGTGTACTGCTCGCGGAACTTCGCGGCCTGGTCTTTGTTCGATAGCCAGTACCATTCGCGGGAAACCTTGTCCCACTGATCGAAATAGAACTGAGCTTCTTCGTCGCGGATCGCTTCGTGCTTCTGTCCGAACGACTTCTCGCGCGCATAGACCGGACGCAACTGGCAGCGGCAGTGGTTGTGCACCTTGGCGACATTCGAGAAGCCTTCGGGCAACTCTGGTCCATCCTTCGGTGCGATGAAGTCCTGATCTCCCTTGGTTAGGGATCCGTTCCAAGGATTAGCTCGGCCACCCTTGAACGAACTCTTTCGGAAAACCGCTCCCCTACTTGCCAATAGGGCGCAGAACCAACAGGGGTTACCATCGGTCACGCGTGCATAGCCGATGATCTTGCGATCGGCGTACACCACGTTGCCCGTGACATTCCGGCCACCGTTCATCGCCTGACGGATCGCGGCACCCGAAGAGTTAGACAACCCGCTGTACATCAGATCCTCTTGAGGACCCGGCATCGAAGCTTTGATCTCGTAGTTGCCGTTGATCACCAGTGATGTGGCGACATCCTTTTCAGGAAAGGGATCGAACTCAACCAGAGGCTGATGTTCCAGTGACACGGAAGGAATAAGGCTGTCTGAGAACCGCAATGGCGAGATGTTGCTCGGAACCTCCACGACCGGCACATCCATAGGCAGGAAGTCCTCAGTCGACAGTGTTGCGTTGCGGACGTCACTCGCGAACACAGCTGCGGCCCTCTGAGACTGCAGGTAGGCGGTCTTCACCAGCGGAAGCGCTGAGCTCACCCAGAGGGGCGTGGTCCTGTCGAGCTCATCGAATCGCTGAATCAGCCAGATTGGGTAGAGCTTCAAAGCCAGCCCTGCCGCGATGGCGTCCTGGTCCTCGCTGTGCTTCAGTGTGCGATAGGCGACGTATGCCTCAAGGGCCTTCAGTCCACTCCCCTGCTCCTGGGGCGCGGTCACTTACTAGCCATTCCCCGCGAGACGCCCGTCTTGTTGTTCAGCGGCCTCTGGTTGGTTGGGTTGTTGGGCCCACCGCCACCCGGGCCACCTGGGTTGGGCGCTGCCGGTGGAGGCTCTGGCTTGCCGGTCTTCGAATCCACGCCTACCGAAGTGGTGGTTACACCCACAACCTCGCGCAAGTACGTGGTGAGCGGATCGTCATCAAGAGCCTTCTTCTCCCAGGCCTCGACCTCGGTCTGCTCAACACCAGGGATGCGGTGCCATGCGGCGATCTTCGGAACTCCGAGCTGCGAGCAGATCTTGCCCCACGCGTCAGCGAACTGAGCCAGCGAGCGAACCTCGACGTCCTGCCAGTGGACGCGTGCGAAAAAGTCAGAAGCATCCTCTTCACGGCCCTCAATCAGGGCCGCGAGACGGAGCACCTGGGCGTGCGACTCACCCATAACTGTCTGCTTCTCGAACAGACGCTGGTAGGTCTGCTTACGAGCACCATCGAGTGCGTCAGCAGCCACATTCACGACCTGGCCGAGCAGGTTGGGTGGCAGCTGCATGACTGCCGCGAAAGTCTCTAGATCAGCCTTGTAGGCGGCAATAAAGCCGTCCATCGAGGTCTCATCCAGGGTGCCAAACCGGGCCTGCGCCTCCGAGGAGATGAGGATGTCCTCGTGCCCAATGCGGATCTTTGCCTCTTCGACCTCATCCGAGGTATCCGGCTGCTCTAGACCGGTAGCCCAACGAACCTTGAAGCTGTTGAAGTGCTGAACCAGGAGGCGGTCGAACACCGTCTTGTCGATACGGGCCGCAAGATCAATTACCGACTCCACATCTCCCCAGCAGCGACCACGCAGGTCGATCTGGTTGACGTAGCGGACGAACGGTGGCGTGCCGTACTTGGTCTCCTCCAGCGTCCCTGCGCCGAACTTGCCCTTATCGAAAGTCAATGGGATGAAGTCACCATTGGGCAGCCACCAACGGTACTTGCCCTTCTGGGGAAGCTTCTCCAGAACGAACTGGGGGTACTCGTCAGCGTATGGATCGTCGTAAAGAGCGAAGCAATCCATAGGGTCGACGGCGCGCATGATCGCCATGACCTTGCTGGTCTCATCGACACCCTCGGTGACGCGAACGTAGGCGTATCCGTAGGTCATCACAGCGCGGTTCAGGGAGATCTGCTGCGCGGTCATCTTGTTGCGAACCCAGGACTTCCAGCCCTCAGAGTTCTCCGTCTCGCCTTCCTTGCGATAACCGTCAACGATCATCTGCTGGGCGAAGGTGGAGATCATCACCGGGATCCATGGAGTGCGAGCCATCCGCTGTAGCACCGCGCGCTCAGTGTTGCGCTTCAGTGGCCGCACAGACGGCTGCTTACCGGCACCCCAGGACTCAAGATGGGCAAGTCGGCCACGCTCGAGCTCGAATGCGGGAAACACCTTCTTGGTGATGAAAGTTTCCAGCGCCTTACCCGACAGCGAAGGATCTGGAAGATCGACTGGCGCAGGGCAGAATTCGGGTGCGTATACGTCTGACTGGTAGTAGACGTCGCTCTGGTAGACGCTCACCAAAGTCCTCCCCCACGAGGCTTACCCTCGTAGTGCTTCTTTTCGACAATCGCCTTGGAACGCAGCATGTTCAGTCCCCATAGGGCGTAGGAGATGGCGCAGACTCCGGTGATGTCGACAGTGGTATCGGCTCGGGACCAGCCCCAGCCGTTGTATTCGCCCTCGTCAATGGCGTTGCTGACTTTGCCGCCGAGGTTGTATTTGCGGGCCCCGGCCAGGCCGACAGTGATCGTGGGATCGCCAAGGTGGATAAGGGAGCCATCCTCAACCGAGTCGTAGAAGAACCCAGTCGCGGCAATAATCTCCTTAGTGCCGAACGGAATTACTTCGATACCAAGGGCTTCAAGCTCAGGAATCAGTGCACCCGCGCGTGCTCCTGACTGAATGCAAACAGCAAGTGGCGTCGGCGAATTCTTCGCCTTGTAGATCTGATCAATCACCTCAACACACCAGGAGATGCCGCGCTCGCTCGACTCGACCTCAACCTGCTTCTTGCCGTCAGCTGTGTAGCCAGCCAGGCCGATCGTGGCATTAGAGCGATCTGGTGCTGCATCAACAGCAAGGACGATGCGTGAAGTGATCTGGGAGACGCCAAGTTCGGAATGCTCGGAATGAACGAAACCGGCGCAGCGACAACGCGACTTCCAGAGCTCAGCATCGATAGGAGACTTGATCGAGTTGTCGTGCCACAGGCCGAGGCGCTCACGGGCGAACTTCTTGTCGTCCATCGAGCCGCGCTCAACATTCGCAATCCACTCCTCGGTGAGGCGGATTCCCAACGCGGGGTTCGACTTGTACCACTGCTCGATGTCATCGAGCTTGCAGCCAGCATCCGCACACCACTCGAAGAGGGCGATACGCGGATGGTGGTCCATACCACGCTCACGAGCCTTGACAAGGACCGCTGAGTCCTCGTTACCCGTAGACGAGGTGTAGATAACCTGGGGGTTCTTACGCGCTGACAGTGCGGGGATCAATGCCGCGACCATGTCAGGATCGAGGTCGTATGCCTCATCTAGCACAACTAGATCGCCCGAGAAGCCTCGGCCCTGACCTGTACCGCGAGCCTTATAGAGCAGGCGCGCACCGTTATTCAGGATGATGCCAACCTTGCCGTTGGCGGAAGGCTTCGATCGAACGTACTTATCGAGGGCAGGACATCCCTCGATGATGTCCACCATGCGCAGGTACGACTCGTAGGCCGTATCAAAGAGGTGGGCGGTGTGGATGATCAGGCGTGTTCCGAATAGGAACAGGTGGACGATCTCCAGTGCTTCGGTGATCGCCGTCTTGCCATTTTGTCGCGGAATGAGCAAAACCGCCTCTAGCGCAGCCCACTTGCGATCCTCACGTTCGCCTAGAAGGTCACGAAGGATCAACTGCTGCCACGGATCCAAGTGGTATCCAATGGCATTCAGGAATGCGATAGCTTTGTCGCCGCGTGATCGGACATACTCTGGAACCCAGTAGTTGGGTGGAATCTGGTCACCAACGCGGACTTCACCAGTTGCAACCACTGAGGGCCCAACCGTCCTTGTCTACATACTCAGTCCGGTAAAGCGAACTCCGCCATCATCTTTGCGATGGGGTCGTCAACTTCTCCCGAATTAGCCTCGGAATTTCCGAGTTTCAGTTGCGCCAACAGCTGACGCAGAGCGAGCCGCTGCTGGCGAATCTCACCCAGAAGGGGATTCACGACAATCTTGATTTCAACAGCATCAGGCGCTGTGTATTCAGCATCCTCAGCCAGGCGGATCCACTCCGACGAGCCTGAGGCCAATGCCCCACTGAGTCGTTCAATGATGTCAGCGGTACGGCATGCCTCACCGAGAAGGACGTATCCAGCTGGATCTAGTGTTGACCCTGCTGTAACGCCGTCCCATAGATGCTTACCCCAGTCCTTGAGCCCCTTGGGCTGCTGTGGTTCGGGCATCGCGAATCTTCCTGTACCAGGACCAATGCGCGTCCTGTGCGTATTCCCAGGCCTTGATGTAGGTCCGCAAGCGATAGTTGGGCTGACGGTTTCCGTCCGCGCAAAGTGCTGCGTCCTGCGCCTGTAGGTCGAGGTAGTGGTTTAGCTCGGCTACGTCATTTCGGATGAGTGCACGAACATCTTCAAGCGTCAGATCGCTCCACAAAGGCTTTGTTGCCTTGTCATCGAAGCTAATTGACGGAGCGATCACCAGCTGTACCTCCTGTTACAAGTGTATCAGCAAACTTCATAGGTAAGCCTTCATCTACCCACATGAACCACTTTGGCGTTCATATGCTTTAAGCACACGAAGGAAGGGATTGAGATGTTGAAGCCCGTGAAACGGCTCAGGAAGCGCCACCGTAAGTACATCTGGGTGGACCGCGAAGGCACAGTGTGGGTGTACCTGAAGTCCGAGAGGAATTGGTGCACGCTCACCTGGGTCGACGGCTTCCCGGAGCTTCTGGCCACCATTGATGATGACGGCTGGCCAGACGGTCCGTTCTACCCGGTGCCGGTGTTCGATGCCTAACCCAGGCAAAGCCGCAGTAGTCCTTGCAGCGGTTGCCATCGCCCTCACGGGTTGTGAAGACAACAGGACGGACTATCAGACCCATATCGACTACGCCGACTTCTATCTGAAGGTCAGAGACAACCGCACGGTCTATTGCGTCACCATCCGCGACGGCCTCTCATGCGACTGGGGGAACGCAAGGTGACCGCACAAGTACACCTCCTGGTCAAGTTTGATGGAGGTAAACCATCACTGGCACTTGGTAACTCAGGCAACAGTCGTTCATACACAAAAAAGGGCGTAGCTAAGAACTACGCCGAGTCGGTTGAAGGAGATGTTCGCATTCTTACGGTGACGATCCCCGATGAAGGTGTGGTTGGTGAAGGCTTGTGGCCCGAGCTCCTCCCCCAGGTGGCGGTGAGCTGGTCATGAGTGAACTCAAATCCCGCCACGGCGAACCCCCACCCCCATTTCTGGGATGGAAGTGGCGCGTCAGGTGGGGAAGCTCCGAACACCTACTGGTGGAACTACTCGATGGCGGCGAGTCTGAATTTGTTGTGACAGAACGGACTGTGGATATTTCTAGCTGCACCACTGAGTCTCGTCTCCTGCAGAGTGTGCACGCAGCCATGAATGGCATGCGCACCGAGGTGCTCAGTAGCCGTGACAAGCTCGCGTGGGTTAACAAGCATTGGGGGATCTGATGTTGAAGTGGGTCAACGCGTCCAAGGACAACCCCGGCTACAGCGTGTACTACGCAGTCCCATCTCGAAACGCCAACATCCTCTATGTCATCCGGCAGAAGAGGAAGACAGCCGAGTTCACCCCGAAGTTCTGGCGCGCGTTCGTGCGCACAGCCAAAGGTGAAGCCCTGAAGGTTGTTTACGCGGCTGAGACACAAGGTGAATGCAAGGCATACATCCAAGACTTGGAGGACACGGCAAATGCCGCAAATGGATAAGCGAGCCAAGGAAGTGATCCTGCGAACCGCGATCACCAACCTGGATATTCAACGTGCCTCCGTTACAAGGCTTCTCACCGGCAAGCGTGGTGATGGACGACTGAACTGCGCGCTCGAGAAGATACGGGCAGCTGAGGACGCGATGCGCGAGTGGGCCGCGAAAAATGATGTCCCTATCCGACCGATGAAGACGTAGGAGTCTCGTGACGATCCAAATAAACTGCACATTAACGATTCTCAGAGAATGCACCTTTGATGTCTCTGAGCGTGAACTCGACGTGATGGTGGCCCACGGCGTTGACGTAACGGACGAGTTCGCAGTTGCTGACTGGTACCGAGATCACCTCGACCAAGAGGTCGATGGCGTCTGGTTCCGCGACCTCCATCGCATCGCCTCGGATGATTGGCACAGTGCTGACAAGCCGGAAATTGAGGACTGGTGGCCTGAAGGCGTAGCCCCTGACCGCTTCTGGCCTAAGGATGACGAGTGAGCTGGCAGATAGGCGTATATAAGAACACCCTACGCATGAGCAGCGAAGTGGCGGAAGGGCTCGTCACCGTTGCGGGCGCGAATAGTCACCACATCTCCTACAGCGAGAAGGATGGACTGTCTCTAGATCCTGACGCTATGGAGTGGATGGACTTCTTCTGGGACGACTGGGCCATCGACGCATTGAACGACCCATCCGTGAACGGAGATGTTGTATTCCTTTGCGCTGAAGGAGATCAGGCGGGTCAGATCTGGGGCTACCGATTCAAACATGGCCACATGGCGAAGCTGTCTGCGGAAGTTCGACTTCAGGAGACAGCATGACCGATCCAGCAGTAGAGGCAGTACGGCGGGCACGGCACTACCGGGCCGACTACTCATGGGAAGACAAGGTGTCGGGTCTCGCGTCTGCCCGTGAGGCTTTGAAACCGATACGGGAGTGGTATTTCGCGGCGATGGCGTACAACGCCACCATAGACGACCTCGCCCCCTTGATTTTCACAACAGAGGAGATGAACCGATGACAACTACACACGTCTATCCGCCACTCACCCCGGAAGACTTCGAAACACAGTACGACGAGAAGCACCGCTACATGTTCACCGAGGATGAGAACGGCGACATGTACTACGCCTACGGGCATGACCGGGATGGCGAATTCGTAAGGCAGTTAAGGGAATACTGCATAGAAATCGCCAGAAGCAATCCCGACGTCGCTGAGTTCAGCGAAGGGGACATAAGGCATCTGTGGGCGGTAACCGTTGAGCCAGGCCCTGAGTGGGGATTCACCTGGCGGGACATAACTGAGAACACACCAGGGGCCTTCCCTGTGTCTGTGGTTGTTCTGTGACAGAGGAGCTAGAGCGATGAGTGAATACACCGTCTACTTCACAACCGTGGCGAGTTCTCCGGGGATAACCGTTGAAGCCGATGATCCCGAAGACGCCATCAACAAGGCATGGGACTCCGACGACCTTCCGAGTCTCGGGTCCATCTGTCATCAGTGCGCCCGCGACTTCGATCTCGGCGGTGAATGGGAGCCGAACGCTGTCGAATGCGACGGCAAAGTGGTGTGGTCTGAGCGAAATGAGTGAGCTTGTAGACCGCGCTAAAGCATCCCTAGAGGGCGTAACCGAAGGGCCGTGGGAGCCGGTAGAGGAACGCGGCAATCCCGGCTACAGCCCGTTCTACGGCGTCAGGTCTGCCGGTGATCAGCCCCGCAGAGTTGTATTCGCCCAGTCCGATTGGGAGGGGTACGGCAACGGGAGTACCAAAGCTGACGCCGAGTTCATCGCCGCTGCAAGGCAGTTGGTTCCTGAACTCATCGCTGAAGTAGAGCGGCTAACGCGAGTGAACGAACGATGGGGTGTCTGGTGGGAACGTCACTCCTGTGATGGGAGGCTGCTTTGATGTCGGACACACAGAAGCAAACAAGGGGAAGACAATCCACTTTGCGGCGGCTATCAGCGGATCATGTGAGCTTGACGATCAGTCACCCAACCGTTAAGTCAGCCTTCATCTTTCGCGGTTAAGTAGTGGGCAGCTGGACGGGTAAGGACACAAATCGGGGGTGAGTTATGTATCGCCGCCCAGCTGCGTTTCGATCGTACAGCTACTGACTCTTGTCGGCGGGCTTAGCGTCCACGTCCACATCGAAGTAAATCCCCCGGTCGTCCAGCGAGGTCACCGTGGTTGTCACTCCCCATAGGACACCTTCACGGTCGGTGATCCAGCACCGCTGCGTAGCGCCCTTCTCCCCACTTAAAGATCCGTCGCACCTAGTCGAGGTAGGCCACACGCTGGTCTTGTGGCGAAGAGTGTCCGAAACCCTATCCGCCAGACGGAATCTGTCGATACTCCGGTCGCGGCCGAAATGAATGCTCCCCGAACAACCAGTGAGCACGACAGTGCCAGCCACCAACACCGACCCGACTATCGTCTTCACGACGGCAAGTTGGACGTCTGCGTTGGAGCGTAGTTGAACTTGATGTTGCCGTCCCCGTTGACCGACTTCGTTGTTACCAATACGTCGTAGTGGACGCCTTCGTCGTCAATGATCTTGCACTTCTGGGTTGCGCCCACCTCGCCTTTAAGCGGCCCTTCGCAACCCACGCTCTGCAAGACGTAGCCCTGCTTCTCTTTAACCGCGTCCGCGAGGGCCTTCTCTAGTCCCGCCTGTGTAAGCTGAGGGGCCTGGTTGGTCTGCTCTTTGTCGGAGTTTGAGAAGAACCTCACCTGGCAACCCGAAAGGGTTACAGCCAGGAGTGCGGCACCAATTGCCAAGCTATTCTTCATCATTCACCACTTCCAAGGTTCTCAGGAATGTCCCAAACTCGGGTTTCAGAGCGAGAGGGGGGACCTCCTACTCACCCGTGCGATCATCGATGCGCTTAGCGTCTTCGCGGTATTGGGGTGGTACGTAGAACAGTTCAGGCGGAATTTCACGTCCCGAGGCAGTATCGTAGATACTTGTCTTCTTTCCTTCCCGGACTATTTCAAGGTCGGACCCGACCGGAAAGTCATAGATAAAGATTAATGCAGGTTCTATATAGCAGACATCGTTGTAAGCCACAATCTGCCAATTACTCTTATCATTTAAGTACTCACTAGTATCAATTTCGCTAATTATCTGCCAGCCATTGTCTGCGCCGCCCGTAGATGGAACACGCACCATCCATCGCACCTTGCCTCGACGTTCCATCACATTAGTTGTCGCCAGGCATGCGCCGGAATGCGGGATAAACTCTTTGTATTCGCCCATTGGGATTCAATTCTTGGCGTGTGCGGATTCATATGCCTGAACTCGCTCACGCAGCATGGGTAGATTCCACGCAGAGTTGAAGATCAGGTCACGCAGATAGGGGTAAGTCAGATTTAGGTTCGGCTGGTCGAATATCACATCGTAAAAAGGGGCGCATACACTTTCAGGCGAGGGCCCATGCTCTATCAGCACTGCCAGCGGAGGGCCGGAACGCGTGGAGAACAGGTTTATGTCCGCGCCGCTTTCAATCAAGCGTCGCAGCATCGGAGCTTCATACGCTGGGTCGTGCTTACGTTGGTCAAACAGCACGTGTAAGACATTCACGTTATCGGGGGCAATCGAGGGATCCGCGCCGTCATCAAGCAGCCTTGTCGTGATAGCCACCCGTGCTTCAACATCTCGATTGGCCACGGATGAAAACAGCAGCGTGCGGCCCCCGCCATCAACGAAAGAGGCATCATTGGGCGTGTACTCTCTCAAGAAGTCCTCGTAAGAACCCCGTTTGGCGACGGTGATCAGGCTGGCCATGTTGACATCAATCTTATACTAATCATCGGTGCTCATCAATATGTGACCGATTTCTGTAAGGGTCTTGTACCCGATAGTTTTCGGGGTCTCGGTATTCGTCAATGAAATCTCGGAATGTTATTAGGCCGTCGTGGTACTGGTCTCGCAGTTTTGCATACTCATTACCGCCAACGTGTCCCATGTCCCATAGACCAGTTCGAGAATCCCCCTCCCGCCATTCAATTAGTCGGTGTCCGTTCTCAATGATCCAGTCGTCCCCGATTGGACCATTAGGGTGCAAACGTACCCATTGTTGATCTGGGCCGGGTTCTGGTAGGGCTAGTTTTCCACTCTGTATATCTACTATTTGCTCTTCGCGCGAGAGACTCCATACATCTATTAATTGATTCGCACCGTAGTCGGGCCTGCTGCCGTTTAGGTACTTGAGTGGATTGCCTTCCATGTCGAGCCTCGGCCCATCAGCGTCATGGGTTACCGATGAGTGGTCAGCACCTGCTGGTGCCGGATGATCCGACACGGGGGCGTGGGTTGTGCTGTTTGGGGGTTCGACACTATGCGGGGTGGGTGGGTGCCCTGGCGCAGCGTCTTCGAGTCCGTGGGTGAGGGCGCGGCCTTCGGTGCCGAGTAGTGCGCCTTCGCCACCCACGGGTGCTGTTGCGATGCCTGCGGCGATTTCTATGCCGTGTTTGCCGATGAAGGCTTTGGGGTTGTCGATGCCGGATTTGACCTCATCGATAGCGCCCTTAGCTTGGTCTATGCCACGTTCGACCTGGTGGACGGGATCGGGGTTGACCACATCCCACAGCCCTTTAGCGACGCCCTTCCACGCCTCTTTCGCGTGGTCTCCACCGTTGATACCCAGCAGGTCATCCTTGGCGCGGCCAGCTTGATCCCACGATTCGGCGAAGGCCTCGCCACCGGATTGCCGATGCGGCGTTGGGTTGCCCTCTGGGGCCTTCGGTGGTGGTAGCTGCTTGTTGGGGTCAAAGTTCTTGGCCCGATTGATGATGTCTTCGACCTCGGCAGGCGTGCGGCCCGGAGACAGGATGACACGCATCTTGTCGATCGCGGCCTTACCTTCGGGGCTGTTTGGATCGAGCTTCTGCACCGATGGCGGCCCGTATACCGGAGCATTCGGGTCTACGGGCGCGGCAACAGGTTTGGTGAGGCCGGGGTTGTTGATGTGTTCCAGCTTGTCAGCGAGCGTCCCGGCACCGGGATCGATAGAGGCTGGATCGGTCTTCTTGGCGTACCAGTCCTTGTAGAAGTTCGCGGGCTGGGCAGTCGGATCAGCGGGTGTCGGCTGCGCCACGGCGTCGCGCAGAATCTTGCGGCCATCGACTAGGGCGGTTTTGGGGTTGACGCAGCCGGTGATCTTCTGGGCCGCCGCGTCGGCCTGGGCCTTGAGTGTTTGACAGCCCTGCTCCCACTTGGCGACATACTCTTTGATCTGGCGCTCAATGTCAGCGACATGTTCGCGGTTGCGGGCTATCGAGTCATCGCTTTCACCCTCGGCTGGGTGGTATTCCACGTGGTATTGCTGGTCGATCGAGACACCCCGATCCTTGTGCTCTAGCACCCTCTCGATGAGACGTTGGCCGTTGACTAGGGGATCAACCACCTCGTATTCGATGGTGGCGGCAACAAGCTTGCCTGCATCTTCGGCGGTGTCGTTGGTGTTATCAGAGCTGTGACAGTCGGTGGATGCCGTGTCATAAGCTGCGTTCGAGGTGCGCCCGGTCCATTCCGTGCCATTTGGAGCCCCGACCCACCGTTTGTACTCGTCAAAGACATCCTTGAACTGCCCGGCCTCCGGGTGCCAGGTATCCACCACCGCCATATAGTCATTGGCCTTCTTGGCCATGAACTCATCAAGCGGCGTCAACACCAGTGTCCCTATGCCCGCTTCGGGGACTGATAGATGCTGGGCAGGTTACGCAAACCGGCCTCCAGCCCACCGGTACTGACCGCCAGGGCATGCTGAGCCTCGTCGGAGAAATCTGCGATCGTGTTCAACCGCGCAGCGCCGATCCGCTTGACATCCGCAATAGCCTTGGACACCCCATACAGCGCCGCCAACCCCGGATCAGCACCAGCCGGGGTCGCAACACTAGCCGCCGTGCTCCGTGTGAGCTGATCAGCCAGCGTCCGCAGATGCGGACCGAGCTTGCCCAACGCCGCAAGATCAACCTTGAGAACGTTCTCGTCACCTGCCATCGTCGGCCTTGATCACCCCCACCCTCCTGACTTAGGTGACCATCATCACCCAGATTGTTACGCAGACTAGCACTACAAGGGCAGTAGGGAAGCCTTGCGGGAGAAGGTTGTTACACGACAAGCAGGCTAATAATCAAGATACTGTCGAATTTGTTATCTCTAAGTGCACGATGCGAGACCTGGGATACCGTACGGCGTTATGAAGATCTTGATCGCAGCGTGTGCCGCATTTCTGGCGTTCGCACCAACTGCCACAGCGCAGCCAGACGCGGCGGGCGACGAGGACTTCGCATCGATCATGGACTACTCGCACATCAGTCGGATCGGCCCGACGTATCTCTACTCCAAGCAGGCCAAGGAGATCTGCTACGAGTACAAGAACGGGTGGAGCACTTTGTCGGTCAGCAATGTCGTTGAAGTGAATCACCCTGAGTGGAACCGGGACACCGTCAGCCGCTTCATCAAGATCTCCATGGCTAGCTGGTGCCCCGAACTCCTATAAGTAGACCGCCTACACAGCGACGAGGTACCCTCAGGTCATGGCTGCATCGCCAATTGAAATATTGATCATCCGACAGGATGAGTCCTACCAAATAGATAAAGTCCCCAACGACATCAAACGCCTCAGCCATCTTGTTGGCGGTCACCTACAGGCTAAGAACACCCCTACTGCGACCTTCTGGTTTAACAGCCACAGCAAGCGCGAAAAATTACCGGTCAACCACGCGGCCACCTACTTGTGGTGGAAATTAGACCCGGCTTCTGAATCTCGAGACACAATCAACGGCCCGTGTGTCGTTACTGGCCCAGCAAACGACGTCCAGGAAGCCACCGATATTTACCCAGATGTGCTAGATCTTCACACGACCATCGACCTGGTGCGTGAGGAAGTACGCCCCTAGCGCAAACCCAGCTCGTGTAGCAGGGCTACCTCGTCATTGAATGGGGTGGCCCTTTGTTTTCGGCGCTCGAGCACTACACACTCCCCCTTCACACCGACGCTGTAGCGCTGGTAGCGACGTACAGGGGTATCCAGTGGCTCACCCTTGCGCCAGCGACGGTAATGGGTCATGCACATATCGCGGACGACCGTCTTCCGGCCACAGTCTTTATTGGGCCCGTGCAAACAGGGCAT